TATATCGATCTCCTCGTGCGCGACGTTTATAGCGCCACCATGATATATACGCCGCGGAAAGCCCTCAAGCGAAAGGAAGATACGCATGAGGATTATATGGAAGGACAGCGATCCCAAAACTAAGGTCGGGCAAGAATTCATTTACCGCGGGCGAAAAGTCACTGGCTATGTCAACGGCCCAGTGGTAGGCTGGGTAACAGACCTGCCGGGAGACACTAACGTCTACTTCCCGCGCGAGTGCGCGTTTAACGCGATAGACATCGCGCTGGGCGGGAAAACAAGGAAAGCCAATCCGAAGCGGCACGCGCTCGGAGTAAAAACAATCGGCACAGTGCCCGGAAAGGACGTGCACATATGCGGATAGTTTGGAAAGACAGTGCGGTGCCCGAAACTTATAGGAAAATTAAGTACCGCGGCCACTACCTAACCGGCACGCCGTATGGCTGGGAAATATCAATCCCCGGCGACGATAACCTGTACGCAAACCACTACTGCGCACAGAACGCCATCGACAAGCACCTCGGCGGGACTGCCATCAGGGGCGAGTGCAGCGCCAAGCGTAAGCGCTATGGCATTCAGATCGTCGGCAAAAAAGGTGGTGAGCCAGCATGAAGAAGACCGGCAAGCGTCAGCAGCTCAAGCGGATGACGGTTCGCGAAAAGCTGGAACTCATGAAGCAAATCGAGCAGCGCAATGAGGAACGCCGCAAGGCCTTCCGTCGCCAGCAGACTAAAAAGTGAAGAACGGAGCCCCCTAATGCCGGGGGCTCTTTTTTACGGAGCAAAGTCAAGGACAACGGGCTGTATTACTCCTTCGCCTGACACTAATAACACCGCGCCTTCATCAACTTGCACGAAAACTGTCTCGCCAACATTGACGTAGGACTGAAATGATGCAAGCGATTCGTCTTGTTCCGCGAATGCCTTTTCGTAGGTTTCCTGATCCGCGAATGTGGCAATTTGAAAACTCTGTCCGTCGTCTGGGCAGGTAATCGTATACTTGCCGACCGTTATGCTGTCACCGGCAACGTATATGCCCTTGTATATCGGAGATGGCACACTGCCATTCTTCGCACTGATGGCCGCTTCCACAGCCTCATGCAGCTCCAGCAGCTCTTCAAGGCTCATCGCCTCAAGGTCGATGGCAGTAGCTTCCCCGTCCGCACAGACGGGCACAGCGACGCAAATAGCCAGCAAGCATACCAGTAGCACCGAGACAAGTTTTCTCATTTGTAATCCCTCCCTAAAATGTGATTCTGAGCTATTCGACACACTTCCTCCTTTTTCCTGCCGGGCACAAAAAAAGCCGGAGGATTATCCTCCAGCTCGTTGATCCCGCTCCATAGTCTCTGCTATGGCCCGCGCAATGAATCCATTGACTGATTCTCCGCGCTCATCCGCGTGCTTCTTAATGACGTCCTTGTGCCCCTTGGGGACGGTTAAGTTAATCCGGTCATATGCCTTTTCGTTCCACTTATTCTTGGATGCCGCGCTTGCTCTACCGCCCATCAGTACCCCTCCTTCGTTACTATTGCCAGTATAGCACCCTTTTATATACTTGCGCAAGTAAGCATATTGCACAAGTAAGCACATGGATGTTTAGCCATTTCGCCAATTGCTTACTTGCGCAAGTAAGCGTATAATAAGCACATAAGCAAGGGGCAAACAAAACAAGGAGGAACAAAACAATGATGATGTGTGAGTTTGAAGAGATGACTGGTATTTACCCGACCGCAACGATGTACAAGGCGATTGAGGCCGCCTACATGGAGTTCGACGGCGACAAGAAAGCGTTTTGCGAGGCTTACAAGCAGAACAAGAATGGCATAGCCCAGAAGATTCAGCGGAATGGAATGATGAATGAGGTGAGAAAGACCGAGGAGCTTGAGAATCATATAAAGTCGCTGAAGAAGGATATTCTGATGCAGCAAGAGCAAATCAAGCGGTTGGAAGAAAAGCTCGAACGCGAGCAGGGCTGGGCACCGTATGAGGACGAGCACAACGTCAAGCAGATCAAATACGAGCAACTGGCCGCCTCTAGGTTCACCAAGGAGCTGAGCGATGAGGAAGCAGCGGACATGATTGCAAGCGAGTTTGGATTCGACAGGAGCAAGATAGTGATAGTCCACGAGGTTCCCAAGTACGAGATAAACCGCAACAGGGCGCTGCGCAAGGTCGGCACCTACGAGCGCAAGGCTCTGTACAACGCCACCGACTGGAACTACATCCTGTTCAACATCCGTGGTAACTGCACGATGGGTTACGAGATGCACAACGGCGAACTTCGGATGTACTGGGGCTGATGAGTATCAGCCCTCCCGACCGGGCGATAGACCGGGAGAAAGGTAGGAACGTTATGGCGGCATTGAAGGAAGTATGCAGGAGAAATAAGTACGAAATCGAGTGCGGTATTGCATGGGTAGCAATCTGGCGCAATGGCCGTTCTTGGAATGCACAAGTATTCTGGGCAGAAGATGGGGACTATGGTGAAGGATACCGCTTTGAAGCGGAGGACATGCAGAGAATGCAGGAAATCGTCAAGGAAGATTACTGTGCCGTCATGCTCAACGGCTATTATTCTAACTGCGGAACGGTGGAAGGCGAAACAGTCCCGCTTGCGCAGATTGTATCCGGCGTTGAATGGAATTATTACAACCGCTTCAATCAGCTTTTCGCCTTTTCCGACGACATGGTTATAAAGGAGAACTGATCGGCGGGAGGCGCAAACCTCCCGCCCACTTCCAATTAACATTACAGATGTTGACTTTTTTACTTTTTAATGGTAAAATATAGACACACGGAATAGCCGCCAAGCGCGGCAGAAGGAGACAGTATGGCATACTATGATGTGAAACACTGCTGCGGGCATATTGAATGTGTGCAATTGTATGGACCGACAAAAAATCGTGAATGGCGAATTCACCAAATGGAGCAGGAGCTTTGCTCCGAATGCTGGGCGGCTGAATTGGAGCGCCGGAATGCCGAAAACGCCAAAAAGGCGCAAGAAATGGAGCTGCCGCCGCTGCAAGGAACCGAAAAGCAGGTGGCGTGGGCTGAAACCCTGCGCATGGAATTTATTGCGTCTTACGAACGCAATTATGCCAATCGGCCGATGCGAGTCGATCCGATGTTGGAAAATTGTTCCAACGACGAGTACGCAGAAGCAGTGTTGAAAGAAGAAACGCGTGCGTCGTGGTGGATTGACCATAAGGATAGCATGTGGACGTGGATATTGATCCACGAGGTGGTAGAAGCAACGCGAAAAAAGCATGTTGCTAACCCACTTCAAAAAGCCGCGCTCGCAGAAATGACGATGAAACCGGCTGATGGAGAGCACGCGCAAGATGCTGTGATTACGCTGGAGCACAAGGAAAACTACATCATTGCGCAATGCGAAGCGCGCAATAAAGCCTTCGTTAGCGTTGCGAAGGATTTAGGCTATCAGTGGAATTCCGTTGGCCATTGGTGGTCCTTTAAGCTCGGCACTTGCACAGGTAGTGCAGAAGACCGTATGGCCGAGCTTGGTTCTAAGCTGCTGGCCGCCGGACTTACTATCATTGTGTCGGACGATAACGTCCGGCAGAAAATAATAGCGGGCGATTACGAGCCGATTTACCCGCGCTGGCTCACAAGTGCATCTGATAAATTGGTGCTGCGCTGGGAACGTGGGAACGATGACCTGTATGCGGCAGCAAAGGCGCTCCCCGGCGCACGCTGGGACCACGATTTGCAGGGGATTACGGTTTCTTCCAAATCATTTAAGGCCGTGCTGGATTTTACCCAGGCATACGACTTTCGCATATCACCCGGTGCCACGAAACTCATTGAGGAGCAGCGCGAGGTTGAGCGGCAGGCCCTACTTGTAAAGCCTACCGTCAAGCAATCCGAAAAGCCCAAGTCAAACGGCATGGGTGATGTTCTCAACAGCAGCCGTGAAGTACTGCCCGAACTGATAGACGATGACACTTAAAACAAAACTGATGGCGCATCAGGTGGCGGGAGTTGAAAAGCTCCTGCCCCTGAAAATCGGCGCCCTTTACATGGAGATGGGCACCGGCAAGACACGCACCGCTCTGGAGATTGTCTACCGTCGTGCCAACAAGGGCAAGCTCGATCGCGTTATCTGGCTCTGCCCTTGCAGCGTACAGAGTAACCTAAAGGCAGACCTTGACAAGCACTCAGACGGCTGGAGAGAGATTATACAGGTACATGGCATAGAGAGCCTGTCCTCCAGCGTGAGGCTATACAGCGAGCTGCTGGAGGCCGTAACGAGCAAGACGATGTTAATCGTCGATGAAAGCAATCTCGTAAAAAACGGGCTTGCTATCCGCTCAAAGCGCATAGTCGCGCTGGCCGAATCATGCAAATACCGCATGATACTAAACGGCACTCCTATCAGTCGAAACGAAGCGGACCTGTTCAACCAATGGTACCTCCTCGACTGGCGCGTGCTGGGGTATCAGTCATATTATGCGTTCGCCGCCAATCACGTCGAGTATGACGAGACCACGCACCGAATCCGCCGCACGCTGAACACGGATTATCTGGTAGAGAAAATAGCGCCGTACAGCTATCAGGTGAAGCGCGCAGAATGCTTCGAGTTGCCTGACAAAAAATACGGCGAGTGGCACTGGAATATGACATGCAAGCAGGAAGCTGAATATAGCCGCGTAGCTGACGTGCTCATGATGGACGTAGATGAACTGCAACCCAGCACGATATACCGCATGTTCTCCGGCTTGCAGGCCGTCATAAGCGGCCAATACGTCAACGTGGACACGCTCCACTTTACGACAAGCCCCATGTTCGCCCGAATAGACGATAACCCTCATATTGATTCACTGCGTGACCTCATAAACGCTCGGATCGGCGCGGAAAAGGCAATCATTTTCTGCAAATACACGCATGAGATTAACGAGGTTATGGAGTTGCTGAACCGAGAGTACGGCTCCGATAGTGCGGTCTCCATGTTCGGCGAGGATAACCTTAAAAAGCGTCAGGCTAACATTGAGCGTTTCCGCGCCACCGCGCAGTTCCTCGTCGCAAACAAAACCTGCGCCGGTTACGGCCTCAACCTCCAGTTCTGCCACAACGTAATTTATTATTCCAACGATTGGGATTACGCCACACGCATTCAGTCCGAGGACCGCGTGCACCGCCTCGGTCAGGCCGAGCAGGTGTATATCTACGATATGATATGCAACGATTCGCTGGATGTTAGAATCGTCGCGTGCCTTCAACGAAAGGAAATGCTGCTGGACAGCATCAAGGCCGAGCTTAAATCCGCTGGCGCGGAAGATCGGCAGGCGGCGCTCCGCAGCTTCGTGTTTGGTAAGCGCAAGAAAAGGGGAGCAATAAATGATGGAGAAAGTTTACGGGACACTGAATGTGTATGACGCTCTCCAAGAGCGTCTAAAGTACATATTCGATGAGTTCGACAACATATACGTTTCGTTCAGCGGCGGCAAGGATTCCGGGCTGCTGCTGAACTTGGTAATGAAGTACATACGGGAACACAATATTACTCGCCGCATCGGACTAATGCACCAAGACTTTGAGGCGCAGTACACCGCCACCACCGAGTACGTGACCCGCATGTTCAACCGCTATGCGGACGGCATGGACGCCTACTGGATATGCTTGCCGATGGGCAGCAAGACCTCGTTGAGCAATTATGAGCTGTACTGGTACCCTTGGGACGATGACAAGCGCGACATATGGGTTCGCGAGATGCCACAGAACAAATGGGTTGTAAACCTGCAAAACAATCCGTTTGATTTCTATAAGCACAAAATGTTGCAGGAAGACCTATACAGGCAGTTCTCCCGCTGGTATCGCGACAAGAACGGCGGCGGGAAAACTGTTTCACTAATCGGTATGCGCTGCGATGAATCCCTCCACCGTTACAATGCGGTAATAAACAAAAAGTACGCCTACAAGGGCAAAAACTGGATAAGCCAGACTTATAAAAATGTCTGGACGGCCAGCCCGCTGTATGACTGGACCGTCGAGGACGTCTGGACGGCAACCGGCAAGTTTGGATTCGATTACAACCATCTGTACGATCTGATGTACAAAGCAGGCCTCAGCATTTCCCAGATGCGCGTCGCCAGCCCATTCAACGAGTGGGCGACGCAAGCGCTGAACATGTACCGCGTAATTGAACCGGCGGTATGGGCAAAGCTGGTAGGCCGCGTGCAGGGCGCGAATTTTGCCGCAATATACGGCAGTACAAAGGCGATGGGCTACCGCGAAGTGACCCTCCCGCCCGGCCACACTTGGCAGAGTTATACCATGTTCCTGCTGGACACCCTGCCGGAGGCCGTGCGCAACAACTACATGGAGAAGTTCAAATTCTCCATAAACTTCTGGCACAAGACCGGCGGTGGCTTCTCCGACGAAGTGATTGAGGATATTCGCTCGCACGGTTATCATATCCGCGAAAACGGAATCTCTAATTTCACCAAAGGCGGCAAAACGAAAATCGTCTTTGAAGGTGATATTCCGGACGATACCGACGACGTGAAAAGCACAATCGATATTCCGAGTTGGAAACGCATGTGCTACTGCATCCTGAAGAACGACCACCTTTGCCGGTTCATGGGCTTCGGCCCCAACAAGCGCCAGCAAGCGCAGATTAACGCCATAAAGGAAAAATATAAGATCATCATCCGAGGAGGAACGCCAGATGTATAAAAGCCCTGTATATGGTATACGCCCTGTACCAATTGAAAAGATACGTCCGAACGAATACAACCCCAACAGCGTGGCTCCGCCCGAAATGCGGCTGCTTTACGACAGCATTAAGGAGGATGGTTACACTATGCCGATTGTCTGCTACTATGACGCAGAATCGGACATGTACGACATAGTGGACGGCTTCCACCGATACCGCATCATGCTGGAGCATGACGACATCCGCGCCCGTGAAGGAGGCATGTTGCCGGTTTCCGTAATCGATAAGCCGCTGGATGAACGCATGGCCTCCACCATCCGCCACAACCGCGCCCGCGGCACACACGATGTTGACCTGATGGGCAACATAGTTGCCGAGCTGCATAACATAGGCCGCTCCGACGCATGGATTGCCAAGCGCCTCGGCATGGACGCCGACGAGGTGCTTAGGCTCAAGCAGATAACAGGTCTTGCCGAACTGTTCAAGGACAAAGACTTTTCCCGCTCATGGGACGTTATCGACACAAGCAATATCGACGATAAGGTAGAAACGTAATATGGGACTGCTAAAACCTCTAACGCTTGAGAATCTTAATCAAATAAAATCGGATGGCGGCCAATTCTGGTCCTATCCGACGCCGCCGTTTTTGTCGATGGAAATACACTGCCACGTCAACACGGCATGGGTCGAATGGAAAACAATCTATAAGTACCTCACGCGCGGATATTTCGATTTCCGTGCGGATACCTACAACCAGTCGTGGCGCGTATGGGCGCAGCAGCCCACGGACGATGAGCGAGATGCAGCGCCGTGGGATTTCTCCAGATGGGAGGTGGATTAATGGTATCGACAAAGGAGTATGCCGAGCGGACTGGTGTGCCGCAATATAAGGTTACTGAACAAATAGCCGTGGGGAGGCTGGTAGGCCGTCTCGTTGGCCGCACATATGTAATGCCTGACCCTGATCTTAGCACAGACCCAGATTGGGAGCGCCTGATTTCTGGCGAGCTTATAACCATCAACGAATATGCCGCCAACAATAGCGCGACGCCAACGGCAATCAAAATGCGCGTGAGAAACGGCAAGCTGCCCTCTCTGAAAATAGGTGGCGCAGTGCTGGTCGAGCGAGATGCAGATTTTTCGGATGACCGCATTTCTTCCGGCAGGTACATTGGCTGGAAGGACAAATAGCAAATAAAAAAACCGCGGAGCCGCACAATGCAGCCCCGCGGTTTCTCATTCTTCTTCGTCGTCCTCGTCATCCTCAAGCGTGCCCGTGTCCACCTCAGGCAGACCCGCCACCGATGTAAGCAGGCTCAGTATGCCCGCCAGTGTCGCGGCAGACGCTACCATCACCCAGTTGACGTCGCCCAGTACGGCGCTCGTTCCAATGGTCGCCGCAGCCGTCTGCGCTACCGTTTTAATCGCCCGGATTCCCGCTGCTTTGAACCACTTCTTTACATCCTTCATACGTTATTCCTCCTTCATCTGTCTGTCAGATATTCGTTCAGTTCGTCCCTTGCCTTTTTAAGGCTTGTCACGTCGTTGCCGGACAGCTCGTGATTGAGCTGCGCCAGCATAACGCGGCACATGACGGCCTGAAAACGCTCCGTATCTTCCTGCTTTTCTTCCAGCCGTTTCAGCCGTCGGTCGTCAGTGGCAAGGTTTTGCGAGTGTTTCCTGATCTCTTCTCTCATGTCCGCCTCCGGATGGAGTTTTTTCTTGAGTATTTCCCACGCCTTGGATAGTGCGACAACAGCCGTGGCAGCGGCCAGCACCCAGCCCCAGGCGTCCGATAGAGTTATTTGCTCCATATCTTAGCCCTCCAACCTGCTGTATTTGCCCGATACCCATCCAAGGCGGCCATCATTCAACTTAATCTTATGCCATCCGTTGCTCGCCGTCTGGCCGCCGTAGGCAAACGTATCGCCGTCGGCCACCACGCCCAGCTTGCTCCCGCTGGTGTTCGGCTCTGAGCGTACCCAGCAGTTGCCGCCGACTATGCGCACCGTGCGCGGTGAGGTTACTGCGGAGTTGTCGTCCAGCGCCGCCAGCGCCTTTGTGAGCGCGGTATACGTCACCGGCCCGAAATCGCCGTCCGCCGTGCAGCCGTGGTCGCTCTGAAACGCAGTAACGGCCATCTCAGTAGCATCGCCAAAGTCGCCGTCAGCGCCCCATCGCCCGCAATTGTAGCCCAGTCGAATGAGCGCCGATTGCAGCTCCTTCACGTCAGCGCCCTCGGAGCCGTTCTTGAGCACGCGGTCGCCGAGCTGCGGATCGCCCGCCGTCACATTGTCATAATCAAAATATTTAGTCATGAGACCCCAGCGGTTCCAACCACGCGCCGACAGCTTTGTCTTAACGACACCGTACATCACGCCGCGCGCTTCGATAACCCACCAGTCGCCGGTAGATTTCGAGCCGTTGACAGGCTCGACCAGATAGCCCACGTGCGTAATGTAGCCCGCCTTAGCGGAGTGAATAAACACCGCCGCGCCCGGCACACGGTATTGCGCCGGTATGGTGCCGCTGCCCTTGGTGCCGCACCAGTTCGCGTAATTGTAGCGCGCCTTCGTGTTGATGTTTACGCCGGTATAGTCCTCATAAATACCCTCGGCCATGCCGTTGCAGTCCCAGACGCGGGCCGCGTGCTCGCGCCAGTACAGCGCCTTTTCCTTCTGCTCGCCGCTGTACTGCGCAAACCACCAACTGTCCTTTGCCCACTTTTTCGGGTTCTGACCCTTGCTGCCCATGATGTAGCCGTCTTTGCGCTTGAGCGCCGCTTTCAGCTCGGCAACGAATTTGCCAATCGGCATTCTTTTATCCGCCATTTATCTCACCTCGCAAAATGATAAGGGCGGCATCGCTGCCGCCCCGTCGTCGTCTTAGAAACCGCATGTCCGCAAAGGTTACTCCGCGGCCAGCGTCCCGCCGTACTCCACCGGCACAAGCTCCGGCATACCCGCATCGATAATCTCCTGTGCCACGCCCGGTTTAAGCAGGCGCGGAACCGCCTCAAACTCCATCTGCCCCATGAGAACCTTAGACGCGAAAAGTACCTTAAGCATATCCATGATACCGTCCTTCCTGTGCCTTATGGCACAATATGTTATTACCAGCGCATTCAATGCGCCTGTAAGCAATTTACGCATATACGGTTTGCGCCAGTTCAATGACGCAGCCTTCCAGCATTTCAATCTGCTTTCCCGCCGCCGTGAGCTGGGCACTCAACTGCTTGTTTTTCGTCTCCGCCGCCGCCAGACGCTCACTCAGCGTGGGCGTGGGTACCGTCGGTTCCACTGGCTTAGGCGTTTCGGACGGCGCTTTAGTCCACACGCCGTCCGCGTAGCCGTCGCCGATGCCATAGCCCTCGGGCGCTTCCAGCACCTCGCTCGCGCCCGGCCATACGCCCGCCGCAAGGAAATTCTGCGCGGTTTGCAGGTCATTAAACAGGCATACGTTGATGCACTGGTTGTCTTTAATTACCGCTATGTCCATTAAATCACCACCTTAGTATTCTACAATGCAGATGCCGGGCGCGCCGTTGCCGGGGATTTCGCCGCCGCCACCGCCAGCGCCATAGCCCAGACCGCCTTTTGCACCGATGGTATCAATGCTCCCGCCCCAGCTCGAAGCATACATACCGTCTGTTGATAACTTTATGTCACCATAACCGCCGCCACCACCGCCGTGCCCCCATTCGCCACGATTGTAGAAACTGCATCCAGCACCGCCGTCTCCACCGTTTATACCAGCACCGCCGCCGCCGCCGCCGTTGCCGTTGTATTCCGTGCCGCTTGTTGTACTTGTGGAATAATGGCCAAATTTACCCGCACCACCATATGCTGTTAATGTGCTCCCGCCATTAGCCGCACCGTCGTTACCGGCTTCTCCACCATCTGCGCCATAACCGCTTTGTCCTTTGCCTGCTGCTTTCCAGTGAGAAGAGGAGGAAGAATCGCCATAATAACAAGCGCCGCCACCGCCAGTCCCGCCATTTGGGTTAGCCACGCCTTTTGCAACAATTTCGTTACCAAATGACGTGTCACCTCCACCCGAGACATTACTACCGCTTGTGTATTTACCGCCCGAACCGATTACGATTTTGTACTTTGCGTTTGGCGTGACCTGCAAAATTTTCTGTGCAAAATAGCCACCGCCGCCACCGCGCCCATCGTATTCTCCCGCCGCTCCCCCACCAATGCAAGTGACGCGAATCTCTGTAACGTTATCCGGCACCGTCCATTCCTGCGAGGTAGTTATCTCAACCTTATTTTTGTATACCAACGCTGACTTTCCGCCCGGAAAGGCATTGATTATTCCCATGTACTCACGTCCTTTTTATCCGAGTATAATAACGGCCACGGGCAAATCAACCGTGGGCGCGCTGCTTCCATCGCATGTCATTGTAATCGTTCCGGCCCCCTGTGCAGTTGCCGACATCGCCGCATCGCGCGCCGCCGCCCGCTGCTGCGCCGTCGCGCCGCTTGCCAGGCCTACGATGATATTGTTGCTGGCCGTAACGCCGGTAACGTTTACCGTCTGCGTATAAGGCCCCGAAGGCCCTGTACCGGTCCAGCCCGCAGCCGTGGCCGTTACTGTCACGGCCACACTCTTGACCGCTTTCCCGGCCAGCGCCGCGGTAATGCCCAGATTCTCCAGCGCGCCCGCGGCAGTTGCCGCACCGGTGCCACCGCTCGCAATGGGTACCGCGCCGTATAAGTCATCCGCGGACGTTTTATGTATGTCCGGCTTCCAGTATTGGCCGTCGTACATCATCCGTATCGGCTTGTTTGCCGTGAAAAACGTCGTCAGATTGGGCGTCGTTGTCGCGGTCGTATTGAAACTGAGCTGGAGCCGCATCCCTTTCGCGCCCAGTCCGTTGACGTTGAGCGTCGGGGTAGTAGTGCTGCTGGTAACGTGCGGCACCATGATGAAGCTCACGCCCGCCGTCAGCGCCTTAATGCCGGGCACAGTAGCCACATAAGCGGTACTCGTGCCGGTCGTCGTGACAACCGGGTCAACCGCGTCCGCACTGGCCGCGCCTATGTCCGCCAGCACCTGCGCAGGCGTCTTTTCGGTCATAGCTCCCGTGTCGTTGCCCACGAGATAATTGCCCGCCGTGACCGACCCCTTGCCGGTGCCGCCCCGCTGCACGCTAAAAACGCCGCTCTCCACGTCGGAGGCAGCGTGCTTATGAGTAGACAGCTTGGTGCGTATCTCCGTCAGGCAGGCGCTCACGCCCGACCAGAACCAGTTGAAAAACGCCGCCGGAGGCTTGTATCCGGCAGTGAACCCGCCCGACTTTAGCGACGCGGGCGGCTCTGTTCCTTCTGCCGTCCATTCGGGTACGTCTTTTTCAAAGTTCATTTAATTACCTCCTTTCGGTTATACAGGCAGATTGCTGTCCGCGCCGTCGGCGATAAGGCCAAAGTAGCCACCCAGCGTCTGCTCCACGTCGCCGAAGCCCGCGTCCGCGTCGTAATCAGTGGCCGCGGTGCCGAACTCGAATGTGCCGGAAAAGCCCACGCTTTCCAGCCGCACGCCCGCAGGCATCAGCCGCCTGATAATCGCCATCGCGGTTGGCAGGTCGATGTTGCTGCTGTTCAGCGCAGAGTAGGGCAGCGCATCGACGCGGACGGTGCACGGCGTTTCTTCCACCAGTACAATGTCCGTGGCCGATGCTCCATCGAGCGCCGACGCAATCGCATATACGATGCTGTTGTAGTCAGTCCCAGCCAGATTACGCAGTATCTTGGCGCGGATCAGCGTGCGGTACTGCTCATCCGTAGCCGCGCCGCGCTCCTGCCCAATCATCGCGCCGTACAGGTCCAGCGTGCTGCCGGTCGCCCGGTTTATGTCCAGACTGTCGTCCACGGCCTCCAGCTCCGCGCGCATGGTATCCGTTTCGCCTTTTTCAATGGCAAGCAGCTTGGCGTTGTTCGATTCCGCGTCCTTGCGGTATGCGTCCGGCAGATTGCGCGCAAGGTCGTCGCGGTCAAATCCGATAATCACGTCGTAACCACCTCCACGTCAACCGCTGCGCACACGGCCACGCCATAGGCAGGTACGGTAACGTTGGACGCAGAGTAGGTAGTGCCGCCATTTGTAGAGGCTGTGAGCGACGTTACCTCCGCCACGCCGGGGACGCTGTAAATCTGCCCGTACAGCGTCGATAGCACCAGCGAGGTGCCAATGCCCAGCCCGTCAATGTAGCCCGCCACAGCGGAATATATGCGGCCTGCGCCGTCGCTGGGATAGGCCGAGCTGGTCTTGATCTGCGCCTTGACGTGTATCTGTACATGAGGTGAGTACGAGAAGTGAACCGTCTGCGCGTTGCCGCTTGCGTCAGTTACCGTCACCGTCTTGTCGCCCACTGTCTTAATCCCGATTGGCCGCTTATCGAATATGGTCTGTCCAATTTCGTCCTCGTAATCCTCGCCGCCCAGTATGTAGCACTCGAACGAGTGAGGAGGCCGCTCATCCGCGTCCGCCTTGTCTCCATCATTGACGACGACCGCCGCGAACAGCACCGTCGGTATTCGCAGCAGCGCCGCGCGAATGGCGTCCGCATTGCTGCTGGAGGCGCCCGCATATGCCGCTTGCAGCCGCTTGCGCAGTGCCGCGTCGCTCTCTGTGTCCGTGCCCGCTGAGACGCGCTCCACGCCCACCACAGCGGTTATATTCGCGTCCGGATTAACTATCAGGTTTATCGCAGCGGCGCTTACATTGCCGATTACGCCCGCTTCCGTGCAGGCCGCATTTACCGTAACGGTGCCGCCCGCGCCTATGGTCGCTTCCTCGGTGGTGTAGTATTGTATGCCCGTTTCCGTGCCGACGAGGAAGCCGGGTTCGATTACTGTATCCGCCGCGCCGGTTATCTTCACGCTGTACACGGCTGATACCGCCGGATTGCGCGTCAGCCCGCCGAATACCAGCAGCCTGTCCAGCGATTGCCCCGTCGCCGTGTTGGGGAAGCGCGCATAATATACCGCCTCCAGTTCCTCCTCCGCAAGCGCTTGGTCGTATGCGTTTATGCGTATGAACTTGCCCAGCGGGGTAAGGTCGCTCGTGTCGATGTCCTCACCGAAAAGCTCCTTCGCCCGCTGGATTTTAGCATTCAGAATATCGTCGTATGTCCTGCGCACAAAGCCGTTGTCCGTCAGTCCCATGTATAATCACCCCCGACTGTTTCCCCGCTGGAGGTCTGCGCCACGAAAGAAACCGTGGCCTTGCGCGCCTGCCGGTTTACCTCATAGGTAAAATCGACAATCGCAAACGTCTCATCGACCTGCCTCAGCCCGCGCTCGACCTCGAAGCGCATAAGTTCTTCGCTGCTGGTGTGCTTGCCCAGCAGATTGTTAAAGTCAATGCCCTGATCCCAATCGAAGAACCACTCGCCCAGATTGGTGCGCAGCACCGTCCATACTTTTTGCTGCAAAAGGCTGTCACCGACGGCCATGCTTATTTCGCCGTTCTCAATCAGCACGTCGCCGTTTTCATCAAGTGCGAAGCCCTTCATGCCGCCACCTCCTATAAAATGCCCACGATAATGCTGTCCGATATGGTGTGCCGCCCGACCGGAGGCACAGCGTTGACCCCGCGCCGCGCGTCCGTAATGTCCCTGTCCGCGCACACGCATACAACCAGATCGCCCGCAGCCAGCGCGGAAGGTACAGCCACGGTTTCAGAGCGGGTAGCACCATCGGCTGATATGAGGTAGGTGATTGTCTTGCTCGTAAACTTCTTACATGCAATCGGCACGTTGGCAACGACGGCCTGCGTTTTGCCGGATGTGCTGCCGACTTCCTTTATCTTGCCGAGCGGCTGAACCGTCGCCGTGCTTCCATCCGTCGAAACCACCTTGCCGATGTACGCGCAGTGCAAGTCCAGCAGTTTGCGCTCAATCGCGGAATCGACAAACGTCATGCTGCCCATCAGCTCACCCCCTTAGTACATTTTGAACTTGGTAATGGCCTCATACGCGGAGAAGCGGTGCTCGCCGCTGCATACGCGATAAGTGCCGGAGGCGTCCACGCTCTTTAGTGCCACGATTGCGCCCGCACACATGCGGTGTTGCAGCAGCATTTCGACTTCGTAGCCGCTCACCGTTTCGGTAAAGTCCTCGGCGGTCACTTCCTCCTCAAAGGGACTGGGCGAGCCTATCAGGCCGGTGTCGCTGGAAACCGTGAAATTGATGTTGTCGCCGTTTTTGATGTAGCGCGCATAAATCTTGCCCTTGCTCACGTATACGGATATGCCGCACACCTTGGCGTACCGGCTGATGTTCTCCATCAGATCGCCGTCCACGGTCTGGGAATCCTTGTATGTGTAATCGCGCCGCGGGCTGAATACCGCCACGGGAATGCCGGTCTTGTCAATCAGCTTTTTGAGTATGTAGCTGGCCTTCGTCCCTTTGGCGAACGCGATGCTTTCCACGGTATGGTCCTTTATGTCGTCCATCGCGTTGATGCTCGTCACCTTGTCCGCGCCCTCGTGGACGGTCTTTATCTTGGATATAAAGCCGCTGAACAGCACGCCGGTGTCGCCCTTGTAGCCCGCCGAGATGGATATGGCCGCGCCTTTTTTAAGCTGCTTGAGCGTATTGTTGGACAGGTTGTATACCTTTATCTCAGCTTCGTTGGGCTCCATATCGTCGTCGAACGGCACGACAAACTCAATGTCCAGCGTTTCGGACGAGATGGAAACCTGCCCGCTTTTTATAGTAGCCACGCTGCCGAATACGCCATCAGGCCGAATATCGTAAGGCGTGGTCCAGCTCTCAAACGCCTTTACCAGCGCCGAGCGCAGGCGGCTGTCCTGATTCCGCGTTACCATCTCTGACCTAGCCATTGTCCTCACCGCCATTGTCGATAATCAGCAGTACGGTTTTGCCCAGATTGTCAAACGTTACCGTATCGCTTTCGCCGGAAGGGTCTGTCGGTATGATGTCCACGGCGGGGAACAGCTCCGGATTGTAAACGTCTTGCCAGAGCCTTACACCATAAATGACAGGTTCCCCGGCGCAGATCAGCGCGCCGTCCTTGTACAGGTCCAGCGTGAACAGGTCGGCGGTCGCGTTGTAGTTCACTTTCAGCGTGAACAGCTCCCCGGCCAGCAGCATGTCGCAGGTGTAGGGGAGCAGCTCTTTATTTATTTCAAGCGTGTCAGGTGTCTGCATTTGCTGCCTCCTTACTTTTTATAGCCCATAAGCAGCTTTCTGCCTATCTGGAGCGTTCGCGCGTCTCCCTTGCGCGAGAAGGCTTTCGGGTTATTATTGATAACCCAGCTTTCGGATTTGCCCAGGTATTTGTATTTTTTGTTCACAAGCGCCCAGACTGTATCACCCTTCTTGACGGTGTGATACACCGCCGAGCCGGAACCGCTGCTCACTTGCTGCGTGCCCGCGTTGGTCGTGCCGCTTGTGCCGGTCTGCGCGCAGCCCTCGATGTTTTTAAGGTCAACCCAGCCGTACACCCTGCCGCCGTCGGTCGAAATCAGGTGGTAGTCATGCACGCCCCAGCTCCGGGTATTGATGATAGTTACCTTGCAGGTGCTCCGGCCGCGCGTGGCCGCCGCCTTTTTAGCGTCGGACGCAACGTATACCGGTCCGCCCTTGAAGATAACCTTCGAGCCTACCTTTATGCTTGCCGCGCTGAACGTGCTGCCACTGGAGGCCTTTTTCGGCGCGTATGCACTCTTGGCGATGCGCACCTGCTCCAGCTCCAGCGAGAAGTCCGCGCCGCCGCTGTTGGTGTTCGGATGGTCGGTGTTGAAGCTGCGAACCTGCATATTGCTGGCATTGTTCCGCCCCCGGTACGTTATAAGCGAGCCGCTGTCCTGCCAGCTTTTTATCTTGTCAATGACCTGCTGCGCCTTGGTGCCGCCGTAGTCCACTATTTTGCCCGACAGCGAGATAGTGAGGGCTTTAGGCTTGACCGTATCTGTAATGGGTATGCCGCTTTCAACGGGGTGGGAGGTGGCGTCCACCTCCCGCGAAGCTGATTCATCCGTAACATGCACGTACAATCCGTTGAGAATTGCCAAGTTTCATCACCTCCAGCCCTTACGTTTCACGCACGAGGCGGTTTCGCCGCTCCATGCTTTCAAACGTTTCGTTTATCGATTCGCTTACCCACTGCTTAACCCTGCGGGCGAGCGAGCGGTCGTCGGTGCTGCCGCTTATCGTCAGGTTGAACACGGGCGCGACGCTGGTTTGCTCGCTGCTGCTCGAATTGTTGTACACGTTGCCCGCATCCGGGCTGTACGTGTCAAACGGCATCGACGCGCTGCCCATGTGCTGCGCCGCCATCTGTATGGACGGGGTAGTGCTTTCCATGCCTTTTACAAGGCCCTGTCCAACATAGGAGCCTTTCTCAAACATGACCTTCGACGGCGAGTTGATTTGCATCTTGACGTCGAACGCCTTTTGTATCTTGCTGGCCATCGACTGAGCGGCAGTAACCAGCGAGGACAGCTTGCTCTCCATGCCTGCCTTGAGGCCGGACATCATATATGCACCTGCCGTCTGGAAGGCGCTGTACTTGTCGTTGCAGGTCTGCACCATGCTGTTGACAGCCGATGTAAGCGCCGTCTTGACGTTGGTAAAGCCGGTCTCGATGGTCGTAACCATATTGGACATCTGCGTGCCCAGCTCGCTGTCAATGCCCGACAGCGCGTCCGGCAGATCGCCCGCTGTGCTCATCGTCGTGAAAAAGCTGGCAAGGTTTTCCGTGCTAAATCCGTTTATCGTATCAAAGAACGTCGCCGCATTTGTGGCGAAGGCGGAAAGCCCGGAACCGAGTGATTCAAGTTCAGACTGACCCCATCCGAGGAAGCCCTTGTCGGCAGACGATGCGTCAATGTTAATGGAGCCCAGTGTGTTGAACAGGTTCGATATTGGCGTGAAATCCGTTATGCCGCCTAAGTTGGCAAAGAACGTCGAAATGCTGGACGCTACACCGGGGAGCTGGCTTGCCACGTTGGAAAGGCCGGTCGAAGAATCGCCGTCGAACCACGAGCTTATACCGCCCTCTTTAGGCATTGCCGTTATGCCGCCCAGCGCCGTGAACAGCGACGATATAGGCGTAAAGTCGGTTACACCGCCCAGATTGGCAAAGAACGCGCCCACGCTTGTAGCAAGCCCCGGAAGCTGTGCGGCCACGTTTGCAAGACCCTCGGTGGAATCGCCCGCAAACCACGACATAAGCCCGCCTTCTTTTGGCAACGCGCTCACGCTGCCCAGCGTATTAAACAGGCTAGAGATAGGCGTAAAGTCCGCAATGCCCCCGAGGTTTGCAAAGAAGGTGGCGACGCTCGTTGCCAGCGTCGGCAAATTGGCCGCGATATTCGCCATGCCGGTTGTCGATTCGCCCGTGAACCAGCTAAATAGCCCGCCCTCTTGGGGCAATGCGCTCACGCCGCCCAGTACGGTGAACAAGGATGACAGCGGCGTAAAGTCGGTTATGTCGCCCAGGTTGGTCATGAACGAGGATATGCTGGTTGCCAGTGTCGGCAGGTTGGCCGCTATGTTGGCCATACCTGTGGTCGATTCCCCGGTAAACCAACTTAGCAATCCGCCTTCCTTAGGCAGCGCATTTACGCCCGCCAGTGCGTTGAACAGCAGCGTGATATTGGTGAACGCCGCCTCGGGTATTGCCGCCACAGTGGTAAAGAACCCCGCTGCATTGTCTGCAAACGCGGTAAGCTGTGTGCCCAGATCGGCATAGTTGACGCCGCCGGTAATAAAGCTCAATACCTTTTCACCCGTCATGACCAGCACGAACCGGGAGAAGGCACCCAGAAAGTCGTTAAACCCGGTCAGGTCAATGCCGGAGAATGAGGTGAATAGCGGCTGAATAGCCGTGCCGAAGGCCGCCAGATTCTCGCCTATGGCGGGCAAGGATTCGGATACGCCCTCGCCAAAGCCGCCTATGACCGCGCCTGCGCACTGGCCTATGATGTTGAATATGGTCTTGAGCGTTTCACCGCCCGACGAAATGAACTCGTTAAAGCCGTCTATTGTCGAGAGCGCGCCGAACGCGGCTATAATGGCCGTCACGCCGCCCAGCGCCAGCGCGATGTTGGCAAGTCCCTCCAGCACCAGCGTAATCGGTATAGCTCCCACCAGCCCCGCCAGCCCCGCCAGCGCCGAGCCTACGATGCCCACGGCCGCAATCACGATCAGCAGCTTTGCCACGGTTCGCAGGTCGGACAGCTCCGCAATGTACGGCGCTACCCACATGAGCACCGCCGTCAGCGCTCCAAGCCCCACCATGATAATTGCAATGTTGGCAAGGCCCTTTGCTACCGTCGCAACGGGTATCTTGCCTACTATGCCAGCCAGTTTAGCCAGCGCGGAGCCTATCAGCCCCAGCGCGGTGATAACCGCCAGCACCTTAACCAGTGACTTGACGTCCGTTAGCCTTGCCATATATGGCGCGACATACATCAGCGCCGCCGCCAGTAGCGTAAGGCCGCCCAGTATTATGGCAAGGTTCGCCATACCCTTGAGTATGACGCTCATTTTCGTTTTGCCGAGCTTGGTAAACGTGCCGAGCAGCCCGCCGCTGCTGCTGCCGGTGCCCTTGCCGAGCACACCGCCCAGCAGACTGCCCAGACCTTTCAGCTTCTTGAGCAGCTTGAATGCGCCAATAAGGCCGATAACCACGGGGATTATCTTCTTGAGCTTATCCGCGTTTTTCGTGAATACCTTGTTCAGCTTGCCGAAGAAGGTTTCGACCTTCTTCATGCCCGGTATCTCGCCGAATGCGTCCTTGATGCCGTCCCACAGCTCGCGCAGGATAAACGGTATCTCGTCCACTATCGCGGATATGATGCTGGGCAATGCCTTAATAAGGCCCTTCACAAGCGCCGTCGCCGCCTTAATCAGCGGGGGAAGCAGCGAATCAATAATGCCGGGCAGCTCCTTTTCGAGAATCGGAGCCAGCGCCTCTATCAGATCGCCCATGCCCTCCAGCGCCTTGACGATAGCGGGCATGACGTTTTTTGCAAAGGTTTTCGCGGAATCCACGAGGTTGTCAATGCAGTCGTCGAAAGAATCACCGCCGACCACAAGACTGACGAGCGTGTTGCTCCACGCCGCCTTCATCGAATTGAACGAACCGGAAATGGTCTTATCAGCTTCCTCAGCGGTCGTGCCGGTAATGCCCATTTCGTCCTGAATGACGTGAATGGCCTCGATTATGTCGGAGTAGTTCTTAATGTCAAACTTCTTGCCCGCCAGCTTGCCAGCGTCCTTTAGCAGGCGTTTCATTTCTTCCTGCGTGCCGCCATACATAATGTTCAATGCAGTTCGCTAGGCTGCATCCGGGCATAAAAAAGCACCCCGAAGGGTGCTCCTTTGCCCAGCTACATGTTTCCATGCAGTTCAGACTATCTCTTCACCTGCTTGCGCAGGGCCTCGCACTTCCACCCGCTTGGGTGTACCCTACTCCGTTTCGGATTCCTCCGCCGTTTCGGTAGTCGTTACACGTTCATGAAATTGCACTCTGCTACCGTCAAGATACTCAAACCTGTACCCTCTGGTCTTGCCTCGTCTCCCGATGTTTCCGTCCTTGAGTAGGAGAGAGATGGAACCGATTGTCAGGCCAAAGTAATCAGCAGCATCCGTTATCCTATCAAAATACATAATGCCGTCAGCATCAAGCCATGCTTCATGCCCTCCGCCACGCTTTTTCCGTTTCTCCGCGTAGTGGGTGACTTTTACTTTCTGGCTCCTTACACCGGTTGAATTAAACCGGCTGTTCTGCTCTGCATATGTTGCCCAGCGCAAGTTCTGCAACGAATTGTTTTGCCTATCGCCGTCTTTATGATCGACGGTAGGCTTGCCATCCGGATTAGGAATAAACGCTTCCGCCAGCAGTCTGTGAATGGCACACTTCGTTGACTTGTTACCTGCCCACAAATCAACGTAATTATAGCCGTTCGCCGCGTTGGTGTACGCCTTTTTCAGTGCTCCGGTCAAATCGTTGCGAACTTCGCCAAGCTCATTGATAGAATAATTCTCATTCTGCTTAATCTTTTTCCAAATCATCTCGACGCCCTCCACGTATTTGCTATTTTTATTTTACTGCGCAAATACCGGATTGTCAAGTGCAATTTCACGCTTCGCACGGTATTGCCCACGGTACTATCCGTTTGGGGTTTCACCGTTTTCACGAGGTTTATGCCGCTCGGCAATGGCACAGTCTACCGAGCTTCAAGTTGTCGAGCATCGTATAGTTTTGCTTTGCAAACCCCTGATAGGCATCCTGAATGGACCCCATGTCCGTGCCCATCTTGTTTGCGTTGTCGGACATATCCGTTATAGCCATGTCCGCGTAATTCGCGGCCTTTACCGTGTCGCCGCCGAGACTGCTTATCAGGCTCGCGGAAAACGACGTAACGGTCTCCATGTAGTCATTGGCAGATAGTCCCGCGGTCTTGTAAGCCTGCGCCGCGTTTTTCTGCACTATTTCCGATGCCGAGCCGATTTTGCTGTAACTTTCCTCGATGGCCGCCCGCGTTTTCGGGCCGATAATTCCATCGACGGCAAGCCCGTTTGCCTTCTGGAACTCCTTAATGGCGCTGGTCGATTTGCTTATAGATTTGGTGTAGTCCTCTATGCTTTGACTGCCGCCGAACAATGTGTCCACGCCGCCGGTAAGCTGCTCATAGTCTGCATAGCTCTTTACGGCCATAGTAACCATTGTGCCAACGCCCGTGGCCGCCAGTGCCATAGCCTTTGCCACGGCCTTGCCCGCTGCTATGGCAACCTTGCCCAGCCCGCTGGCCAGCTTTTTAACACCGGACACGGCCTTGTTCATGCTGGTTTCACCCAGCTTTTTGAGCTTGCCGTGCGCCTTCTGCGCCTCAGTACTGGTTTCCTTAAGGCCGTCGGTGGTATCGTCAATGCCGTCCGGCTTTATGCCCTTGACGCTGTCCTTCACATCGTCCAGACCGTCCGCCGCTTTTTTCGTGTCCTTGACCAGCTCGTCAAGTGCGTCATCGCCTATACCGCCGCTTACCGATTTCTTGAGGCCGTCAAGCTCGTCGGTCAGCTTGTTCAGGTCGCCCATATCGATGTCAAACCCGATTTTGACGACATCCTCACGAATTGTAGCCATTTAAGCGCCTCCTTTCCGCGGACAAAAAAAGAAGCGCTGGCATGGCGTCAGCGTTTCTTCTTGGCCGCGCGTTTTTCCGCCTCGATCTGCATGTCCAGCGCGTAGTTCGCCTCCGCCACGTCCTGCGGCGTCATCATAGGCCGCCCGAATACTGTCTTGTAGTCAAACCCGCGCTCGGACAATACGAGACGCCAGAGCGCCCAGTTACTTTTTGCCCTTTGTTTCAGTTGCGCCCTGCTCAGATGCTTCTCGAAATTCACCCTGCATGACCTTGCGGGCGAAGGAAACGACCTCGTTGAACTCGTCCATGCTGTCGAAGTCGTCGGCGGTCAGGCCCTTCGGCTCAACGATGATATTGTCGAAAAGATACTTGCTCAACAGCTCGACGCTGGTATTGCTGGTTCCGTCAATGTAGCTGGCGTCAACCGCTTTAAGCGCCGTCGAAATGCCAGAGAACTGCGCCGTGTATTCCTTGCCGTTTATCGTCTTTTTGACCGTGTAGAATTTGTTAGCCATCTTCTTATCCTCCTGATTTTTGATAAAGAAAAGGGGAGCGGATCCCGCTCCCTAAGCCTGTCTGAATCGACCCATTTTAGCCCGCGTCAATAGTCAGGTCGAAAATCTGGAACTCCAGCTCCATGTCCTCGGCCTCCGCGCCGCGGGAGAACTCGGGCATGGTTTTGAGGTTGGCCATAGTACCGCCTATGCGCTCGCCCAGCTTCTTGTTTACCGCCCACAGCGGGAACGGCTCAGTGCGCTTGGCAAGGCTAAGCAGGTACTTCTTTTGCGGGCTGGTAGGCTGAATGGTAATGGTCATGGTGCCGAGGCTGTTGTTGATCTGCGACTTTACAATGTCGCCCTGCGCGCCGACGGAAGGAGTGAAGAAATCCTCCTCCTTCTCGACGGAAATCATGTCCTCGCCCAGACCGGTAATGTAGGTGCCGTCCACGACGACCGAAGTGTCCTTGGCGTCATAGGTATAAACACTCATGCGTTTTTCCTCCCTTAAACGTTAATGCTGCCGGTAATCTCCACCTGATGTATGGCGCAGGCCAGCGCGAAGCTGAACTTGCCGCCCAGATACTTGCGGTTGGAGCGGTCGTCTGCCGTAGTGTCCGCACGCAGTGCGTAAGCCACGGTATAGGCGGGTGTACCGTCCTCGTTGGTATCAATCATGCCGTTGTTGTACGCGCCCTGTAGCACGTCAACGGCCACGCTTTCCAACATGGCAATGCCGTTGTTGTCGTAAGGCACTTTGGCCGCGCCGTTAAGCAGCTTCTGCGTCTTGTACGCGAGCTGCTGGACGATGTAGTCCTCGCTGTCGATGATGTCGATGTACTCGCCCCCGGCAACCTTGCCTTCGGATGTAACGTTGTCGCCAGCTTTGGCGATGAACGTAATGCCGCCCTTGGCATGTATGGCGTTGATCTGGGCGTCGGTGAGCGCCTGCGCAGCCACGCCGGTAAGGGTCATGTTTTTGTATGTGAAGCTGCCCGCCGCGCGACCGCAGGATTCGCCCACAAACGCGGCCACGGGCACCGGCACGCTGTCCGTCTTATCGCAGTAGAACAGTATCGTGCGGCGCAGGCCGGACACGGTAATGCTGGTGCTGTCGTCGGTCTCAAGACCCGCGAAGTACAGCTTGCCGTCCAGCCCCTCAACCGCCGTGCTGATTGCCGTCACAGTGCTGGCAGTGTCGCCATCGTTAAGCACGATGAGCTGCCTCCATTCTTTGGCGATAAGTATGTCGTCCGCCAGTGCGGTAGGCGCGTCCCCGGTTACGGCACAAACCGCAACCGACTTCGGCGCGTGCTGCTGCGCGAACATGAGCTGCACCGCCTTGTATGTGTCGGTCGTGGCGGCAAAGCCCGCGGTTACGACCTCTGCCATGCTCGATACCTCGGTGTAGGCGACAGCAGCAGAGGCATTTTCGACGAGTATCAGCGGTATGCCAAAGCCCACCGAACCCACGGGTTTGGACAGGTCAATGTTGACTTTTACGTCAAAAGCCATAGTCAATTCCTCCTTTGGGTCAATTCGTTTCTTCCCTTGTTATATCAGCCGTTTCGATATGGCCGTTTATGTCGGATATGCGCTCCGCTTCATCGTAGACGTAGAAGAACACGTCGAAGCCGTTCATGCGCTCATATTCGACGGTCAGTATGTTGTCACGGTTGGTTATGTCGGTCGTTGACTGTACGGTAAAGCCCTGATCGGACAGCGCCGCGCGGCCAGTATGCTCAAACCACTGCCGCGCCTTGATTGCCAGATTGACGCTCTCGTCCCAGTCCTTGGACAGCGCCGTTATGCTCCATATGCTGCGCGCCAGCTTGCGGTCCGCGTCCTCATGCTCCTGCCACGAGCCGCCATTTTGCCCGGCGATGGTCGTCACGTTGTACGCCACGAAAGGGTAGGGCGGGCGCGGCGCGGTCTGATTGCCGCGAATGACAGGCACGCCGAGGTAGTCTTTAAGCCCCTTGGCAATGGCCGCGCGCATCTTGCTATACGGTATCAAACGCGCTCACCCACCTTAGCATGTAGCTGTACACACCGGTAAACTCGGCGTTCTCCAGCTCGCTTTCAATCATGTACGTTTGTCCGCCGTACTCCACTTTGGCACCAATAAGCGCGTCAGGGAGCTTCTTACGCATGAACAGCCGCCTGTCCTTGGCCGTGATTGCGCCCTCGGAGCGGAATACCTTGCTTTCCTTGAAGGCGATAATCGCGCCGGTGTATTCCGTGCGCGTTTCGGTGCCCTCTCGCCAGTCGCCGCTACTGTCATAAGCGCCGTCTGTGTGGGTTATCACGGTGAACGGATTGGCGAAATCTTCAATCAGGCTGTCAAAATCGAAATATTGTCTGCTCATTTCGCTTTCCTCCAGCTAATGCCGCCTATCATATCGCCGGTATCAACCAGCGGATTGCTTGAGCCTTTCTGCTCGACCGTAAACGGGTGATTGGGCGGGCTGTCCAGATCGCGCGCATAATCCTTTATCTTGCTCGCCAAATCCATACCCACGGCCTGCATACATCCGCGCGCCGTCATATGGCCTTTGGCGACTTCCGCCACCAGCAGCGCCGCCTTTTTCTTCACGTCGTCGATATTCTGGTCATAGCCGGTTCGCAGGAAGGAGCGCTCCGGAATGTGGATATGGGTGGTATTCTTGCTCAGGTACAGCCCGCGCGCGGCCAGATACTTGCGCATTTTCTTGGTGACGGGAATGTCACAGCCTAACCATATTCGTGTATAGAGGCGAGCCATGCCGATTCGCCTTTTAGTACGCCTACTTCGATACCTTCTCCGCTCAGCACTTCAAGCTGTTTCTGCATCTTGGAGAAGCCATCTTTTTTTGTGGTATACTTTACACTCATATGTCGCATCACCACCTTTCAATTAAAAAAGACACCGATTAAGGTGTCTTTAAGGCATTTTCGATTGTCCATCCTAATTCCAACCGCCTACGAATCGTCGCCGGACGTACACCGGTTTCCGCGCCCCACTGTGCTATTGTTTGACGCTTGCCGTTGTATTCCAAATAGCGATTGGCTCTTGTGTTGTTCGCCTGCACATTCTTGCTTGCCCATCGGCAATTTTCGGGGCAGTAGTTGCCATTTACATCTATACGGTCTATGGAAAGCTCATCCGTATAGCCGTTGCTGATAGCCCAGGAATAAAATGCCTGCAAATCGTTTTTCCACTCAGCGCATACCTTAATCCCGCGACCACCATAGTTCTTATACGCTCGATTATTAGGATTGTCGCACCGGCCTTTCATCGCCCGCCAAATACTGCACAGCCTAGTATTGCTAAGGCCATGCTTTGTATTGCGTTCAGCCAGTTGCTCCTTAAACATGCACCCGCATGACTTTGTTCTTTGAGAATGCAAATCGGTTTGCCCAACAACAGTGTAATTGCCGCAATCGCATTTGCACTTCCACATTGTCTTGCGTCCTACGTTAGGCGCTCTTTCGATAACGCTCAGCCTTCCGAACCTTTGCCCGGTCAAATCAACAAGCTTCATCTCTGACCTCCGCTTTATCGTCTGCGCAAAGCGCCTTTATAAATCCCAGCATCAGCCGAAGCGTGTACTCGTCCATCTTGTCGATATACCGTACCAGTTCCGTTCTAACTTCCTTCATAGCCGTACCTCCTCGCGGTAGTTGATGGCTATATTATAGTACATGTACATATACTTATCTATTGACGGACTCGCCAAAGATACATGTACATTGTTGGCTACTTGGTACATGTACATTTACATGAGAACCGGCTATAATATTGCATGAAGGAGGTGATTCCGTGGCAAAGACCCGCTCGGAAATCAACAACGCCTATGCGAAGAAAGCCTATGACGACATCCGCCTGCAAGTTCCCAAAGGGCAGAAAGAAGTCATCAAAGAACACGCGGCCGCAAGAGGTGAAACCATTGGCGGATTCATCAAGCGTGCCATCAACGAAGCCATAGAACGAGACAAGGAGGGCGAATAGCCCTTCTTTTTTTTCACCACTTTTTGCGCGCAGGGAATACGCGCACCTGCGATTTGATGTAACCGCCCAGCAGCCCGTTTGCCAACTGCCATATGTTACCTGCAAATGAGCTGTCGCTGCCAAACGACATGCTCATGCCCTCAATGCTTTGGCTTACCAGCCCGCTCTTGCGCTTCATAACCTCGCTGTATTTCAGGATGAATATTTTCGCGCAGGCTGGCAGCGCGGCAATGGTCTCCGGATGCGCCTTGTCGAATTGCAGCGTGGTGTATTCGGCCAGCCAGTCAAGCGCAGCCTCAGCCCTCAGCGCGGCGATGGCGTCACCCTCCGCAATGGGTATGCCCGCCGAAATCAGTTCAGCCGCAGTCATTACGCCTCACCCTTTCCGCGTCCCTTCGTAGGCTTGCGCGGTTTTTCCTGCGCTTGCGCAGGTGCGGCTTTCTTCTCCACAATGGGAGTGTTCGGGGGATAGATTTTACCCCCGAACTTTACCGCGTGGTCATATGTCTTTGCCATTTAGCTCACTCCCGATGGGTTTTTTACTCCGAAACCACCTGTAGCGCATAGCATTCATCCATGCGCTCGAAGGACGGCAGTACAATCTCGGAAACGGTAGTCTTGGTGTTTACCGGATCGTCGGTAATGGTCACGGCCACAGCCACGCCAGTGTTGACAATGGACACGTTCGCGCCCGCCTTGCTGGACAGCGTGCGCTCCTCGGGCGTGGTGCCGTACCATGTGCGGCCCAGCGCGCCGTTAGGCAGCATCATGACGATGTTGTCCGGGTAGAAGCTCGCCTCGGTGCCGTCCTCCTTCTTGAACTTCTTGGTGTACGTGACTATGCGCACGTTCAGTTCCTCCTCCACGAAGGCCTGAACGCGGGCGGTGGTGTAGTTGACGTTGGCCGTCACGTTCTGCGCCAACACGCCGGAGCGCACCTTGGCGCTGTCCTTAATCAGTTTGAAGGTCGGCTTGGACATGAGCAGGATTTCCGGGCGGTTGCCGCTCTTGGCCTCCTGCGCGTCGAGCGCCGCTTCCAGATCGGCGAGCGGGTCACAGGTAGCGGAGGCGTTCCACATGTCCGCGGTGTCCTCGATGGACATGTAATGGTCGGCCTTCCAACTGCCGTCCGGGTCGTAGTTGTACTTATAGCTCACGTTGTTGGCCTGCACTTCAATGCCCATCTCGCCGCCGAGCGGGGCAAGGAGCTGCATTATCATGCGCTCAGGCACCACGTTCGCGCCGTCGATAAGCGTGCGTGCGTCGTCGAAAATGTTCTGCAAGACGGTCGCCGCATACGGGTCGTTGGAATCCTGTATGCGCATGATTTCCTGCTCATCCGCTTCCTTCACCAGCATGGATTCACGGAAGAACGCCATCTCGGTTTCCGAAATGGAAATGCCCACCCTGTCGCGGAATGTAGACTTCGCGTCAAAGTTGCTGGGCATCAGGGACACGGGCAGGCCCTTGTGGCCCTTAATCCATTTCAGGTCAAGACCGGCTTTCTTCTGGGACGGGAAGAAACCCGTGCCGAGGTAGGGGATGGCATTGCTCGCCACCTCGGTATAATTGGCCGCGATTGCCTGCGCGGTAAAGATGTCAGTAAGCTTCATTTCTCATTACCTCCTTAGGCCTTGTAAATGGCGTACAGCTTAACGTTGTCGTAAATGGCAAACGTGGCCGAGGCCGCATAGCTGGTGCCGGAGCCGTCCGCCGCCGTGTTCCACTTGTCAAACTGGGTAGTGCCGGTCGGATAAGTGGTTATCGTCGGCGCGGCCTTAACGGTCACAGTCGTGCCTGCGGAATAAGGCGAGCTGCCGTCAGTCACAGCCGTACCGGTCGCGCTGTTCAGATCATACGTTACGCTGTACTTCTGCGGCTGGGGCTTGCGGTGCTTATCCATGAACACGACGTTCTTGAGCGCGGTAATGGCCGCGCTGGAGGGGTTAGCCGGGAGCGCTTCCTGCTTGATAAAGCCGTGTATCACGACCGTACCGTTGGGATTGTCGGCCTTCGTCACGTCGCTCAGCAGCACGCCAATGGCGTTGCCGTCGTTCGAGGGAATGATGGTGCCCGCGGGCACAATGCCGCTGTTGTCCGCTATGTCGCTGCAATCGTAGGGAATGGCGACATAATGGTCGTTGTAAAGGATTTCCTTAGGAGCCGTTACCGATTTGCTGGTAAACTTCATCGCTTATTACCTCCCAGATAGTAGTCGAGGGTTGTCTTAAAAGATTCGTTCGCTTTGGCCGCATTTTTGCCGAGCTGAACCGCAAGGCTGCTGGGCGTCAAGTCCTTGTCGTCAGCACTGGCCGCGTTGCCGACGCCGGGCGTGCGCCCGTTGGCCTTGAAGGTCTTATCCACCGCAGCCTTGACAAAGCGCTGCACCAGCGCGCCAAAGGTCTTGACGCGGGTGTTTATGCCGTCCTCGTCGTCGGCCAGCACGAACTCAACCAGATCGAGCGAGGCGGCACTGCCGTCATCAAGTCCGGCCTCCTTAATGGCCTTAATCGCATACATGCGGTTTTCCTTGTCTTTAAGCGCCTTTTCGCGCTCATCGAGAGCGTCTTCACGCTCCTGCCGCTCCAGCTCCGCGGCCTCGTCTGCGGTCAGCTTTGACTTTTTCAGGTCTTCCAACTGCTGCCGCAGCTTCTTGTTGTCGTTGCCGAGCTTGTTCGTGGCGCGGTCAACCGCGCGCTGCACCAGCTCCGCAATGCTGGTTTCGTCGGGAGCGTTTCCCTGCGGCTCCGCATTTTCGGTTGCATTGCCGGTGTTGGCCGCATTGTTGGGGGCAGACTGCTCGGTGCCAGTGGCACCCTGTTCCGCCGCCGCAGTAACGGTCGTCGTTTCTTCTGCCATAGTAAAGCCTCCTTTGAGTTCCCGCCTTGACGGGCCCACATATATATTGAGTTCGCAGCAAACGCGCCCACATTCAAGAGTTCACGCCCTGCGCCCACATACTTAATTAAGCCCAACCAGACTTACACTGGGGCTGATGGATGAGAGCCCACTCATACCAATCAGAGCCGCTTTTACGGGCCGCAGCTTATTAAGGAGGGTCCGCGGGCCTGCTGCCCGCGGAGAGCTGCCGGAGGGACTTGAACCCTCAACCTGCCGATTACAAGACGGCTGCTCTGCCATTTGAGCTACGACAGCATAGAAAAGGCACCATTTCCGTAACCTCACGAAAATGGTGCCTTGAATGTTTACTTGGATTCGAGCGCCGCAACCCTTGCCGCAAGCGCGTCCAGAGAGGCTTTGCTTGCCGCGCCGAGGCTGGTCAGCGCGTCTGCTGCATTGTCAGCTCCAGTGCCGCCGCTCTCTATCGGCACAGTCCCGTAAAGGTCCTGCGCAGATACGCAGGGCTTCTCCATCGCTTTCCAAACGCCGCCTGCATAAGTCGCATCGTACATCAGTAGAAGCGGCTTGCCCGCAGAGTAAAAGGTTGCGATGTTCGGCGTGGCGGCAGCGACGTTGTTGAAAGTGAGCGGTAGCCGAATGCCGTGTGCGCCCAACCCGTTCACGTTCAAAGTCGGGCTTGCCGACGCCGACATGCGCGCCGGGCTGATGGTGATTCTCATTCCGTGCTTTAGTTCCGTAACGCCCGGAACCGTCACGGTATAAGACACGCCATCCGACGACGCTGCCGTGTAAATGGCAGTCGCTCGCTGGCTGACGTTCCGCCAGAAGCGGCGCAGCCCTTCAAGGGTAATGAAGGTCATGCTTCATCCCTCCGATCAGGCGAAGATAGCGTCGATTTCAGCGTTCGTCGCGGCCTCAATGGCAACGGTGCCGCCCAGCGCATCCCACGCATCGCCAGTCCATGCGTAATTGCCGCCGTCCGCCTCAACGTTATACACATCGCCCTCGGCAACGCCGGTAGTGGGCAGCGCGCTGACGGTGGCGACGGAACCCTTGTACTTGTACACACCGGCAATGTCGGTTTTCTTGGCATAGTCGGCGGCGTCAGTCAACTGGGAAACCTTAGTGGGAATCGTGGGCTTGCCCGTCAGGTCGGCATATGCGTGAGAATGGGAAGCGGCCGCATACGTGCCGTTATGGTTGTGGTCGCCGTCCGCTTTGCCGTCCCACGCGGTCTTCTGAGCAGCGGTCACATGGACGTCGCTGTTATTGCTGTGGGTATAGGCCGCGTCGTAGTTGCCTTTCAGCGTCGCGGTCAGGTCATTGGTAGAAAGCCCCTTGCCAGTTACCTTGTCCACCTTGCCATTCAGCGCGGTGTCGATGTAATCCTTCGCCTTCGTCCAGAAACGGGTAAGACCGGTCAGATTGATGAGCTTACTCATGATGATAGCCTCCTATACCGTCAAATTTCATACACAGCCCGCAGAACAACGTCTGAGCGGACGCCTTGGTTGTTAGCCGCATGACCGACAATCTTGTTGTCGTGGACATAGATCATCTTGATAATCCGGCTTTCCGTCGCCACGTCGGACTGGTTCGCGCCGATGTACCTCGGAACGTCGCAGTAGAACGACTTGCCCGCCCACGTCGTGCCAGAAGGATTCCATTTCGGTATGATGGTCGTTACGAAATCGCCGTCATTTGCTTTGCCCGTGCTTACATCGTAATCGCTCCATAGCAGCATCCAGCCCGTTTTGCACTCTGACAGCTTCTTGGTCGGCGTAACGGTTTGGTTGGCGCTCATGTAATATACGCCGCTCCACAGCAGGTCCGGCAGTCCTTTGTACAGCGCTCGCCATCCGCGCCATGTTCCGGCATCGTGATACCCTGCGTAAACAGACCCCGATGTACCGAAGGCAATTGCCCAGCCATAATTCGTAGTGCCTTCGCCCGTCTTGTGGATGAGATACCGGAATCCCTCCGAACTATTAGGGGCATTTGTCGTGCCCGCCGACGCGCCGCCGCGCGAATAGGCCGTATACATGCCGGGAGCAAGCGCGGTCAGCTTTGCGACGACATCCTGACCCGTCCACGACACATATACATCACCGTTTTCTTTGGTAATCGTCATATCTTTCGATGTGATGACCTTCGCCCAAGAACTCCAGCCGTAATCGCCGATTTTCGTGCGGGTGTATACCTCGTGGTCGTTCGAGCTGATGCTGCCATGCCTGAGCCAGAACTGCTTGACTGTCTGCGTCGTCGGATTGCTGGTCCACGGGACAACAACCAGCCATCCGTTGGATGTACCGGAAGGTCTGTTGACTGGCTGATACGCGGCGGCAAAGGAATAAACCCCCGCGACAGAATAATTATCAAGATTGGTATTAGTCTCGGTCACAGGTGTAGTGCCATGAACATGGTCGGCCAGCGCGAATGCTGACGCGTGCTTCCCATCCACCGTGTCCGCATTGCCGCCGTTTGCGGGCAGGGAAGCGGGAATCGTAGGAATGGTAGGCTTCCCGGTCAAATCGCTGTATTTGCCGCTTGTAGCCACGCTGGAAAGCCCTGTAATCATGCTTGCCGGGTGCGTTGCCGGATGAGTGTATGCCGCCGGAATGGTGGGCTTATTGGTAAGGTCGTTGTAACTGTGCGTATGGTTGGCCGCCGCCTTCCCGGCCAGCGCGTCACTCAGCCCGCTCACGTTGGCGATTGTATGCCCGTGGGTTTCAGCCGCCGCGCCTATGCTCGCCGGTGTATGCGTGTGCGTGGACGAAGCATAGCCGGTGTGAGTGTGGTTGGCCGCGGCCTTGCCTTCAAGCGCCGCTGCAAGTCCGGCAACGTCGCTCTGTGCATGAGTATGAGTAGCTGCGGCCTTGCCGCTTAGCGCTCCCGTCAGACCCGTTATATCGCCTTGGTCGTGCGTGTGCTCGACGTCGGCTTTGCCTGATAGGGCGGTGCCCAGCCCGGTAATGTTGGACTGCGCGTGCGTGTGCGATAGCGCCGCGTAGCTGGCATCATGGTTATGTGTAGCGGCAGCAGCTCCCACGTCGGCGGCGCTGTGCGTGTGCGTGCTGGAGGCCTTGCCCGCCAGAGCGTCCGCCAGCCCCGTTATCTGGCTCGTCGGGTGCGTATGGTTGCTAGAGGCCTTGCCGGTTTCAAGCGACGATATATCGCTCTCAATCGCGTCAAGGTCGTCCGTCAGACATCTCGTTCGGTCGTTGTCACGCCAAATCTCATTTGTGGAATAGGTAGGGACAAAAGCATTACCTCCACTGATTAGTCGAATATTGCGTCTATGTCCGTCACGCTTGCGACGTTCATAATCTTCTCGTTCAGCACTCTGCCCTGATTCGCGGACAGCGCCTTCACTATGCTGGTACTGTCCAAGCCGTTGTAAACCTCGATTTCATCCACCGATTACCACCTCCTGCACGGGTTACGGACTTTCTGCACACTGTCGTCCTCCTGCCATATATTCCTCAAGCGCCGCTTTGCCCCAGTAGCGCGTAAAGGTCATTCAGCGGGATATTCGTCCGCTCGTAGTTGTCATTTGTAATCGAGAGGAATTGCACTTGGTTGCTGGCCGGATAGAATACCTGCGCCCACGTGCCCGACGTCTTGGTGATTATGTTCACCAGCAATGCACTGGAGAACGTAAGCACAGACGGCGAACCTGCAAACGGCTGGAACTTGCCATACAGCACATATGACCCGCTCGACAGGCTCCGTATGTTCAGCATGTTGTCATAGTCCAGGCTCTCCACGTACTTAACGGGTATTGCGCTCCATACGGGCCGCCCATCCTTTACCATGAGGTACTTGCCCTCGTCGTCTTTCGTGATGTCTGGCAGATTGACGCCCATGTCAACCGCACCTCCTTGTCTGATTAACCGCACAATTACATCAAGGAGCATCACTGATACCTCCAGTGCCCAACAAAAAAAACACCCTGCTTTCGCAAAGTGCTCTGTCTTTTATTTTTCAACGACTACGAAATCATCCGGCGGGTACAGATAATCTTCATCGGTTTCGTCAATGATCCTATACCAGCCTTTTTCTATTCCAAGGCACTCATATACCTTGTTTTTCATAACAGACAGCGTGCTGCCTTTATTGCCGATATACTTAACTTTCATCTTCAAAAAACCTCTTTACTTTCATTTCCACACGCAAATCGCCTGATTCATACCAATGAATCTCTGCATGTTTCTTATCCCCGTCTAGCATCACATAAGCATCTCCGCGAACTTTTTGCCATTCGGATGGCTTGACGTTGTAATTCTTATAGAGTTCGGACAGTACTTTTGCTTGCCGTATAGGCATATCTGTCCCCTTACCCGCGAATACCTTAACTTTTGTAATTGTCGTGCCCGGCGCAAGTTTTGTGTGATTTCCATTTGGCAGCTTAACGGGGTAGTTCCTGCCCGATGCGCCAACAGCATACAATATTGGAATATCCGGCTTCTCCATTATACCATTTTCCCCAGATTTTTCAATGGTTTCAGTGGCATTCCCATGTTCTTTCCACCCCGGAAAGTGCCCCCCGGTCTTCTTGAAGAACTCCGCGTCGGTCATCATGTCATATGACACATAGCAGCGGCAGTTAATGTCATGCCCGGCCACACCGCTCTGACCCGGTGCCTCTGCCTTGTTCCCATCCAGCAGGTCGAACGGCTCATCGGCAAGCACCGTCTGGCCTTCCAGCTTCATATGATTAGGGCCTTTGCCCATCTTGGAGGTCCAGCCGCCCTTTTTGCTTCTGCGTCTGCTCTGGGGGCGCACGCGCTCATCTTTCATGGTGCGCCATGTCTTGACCATGCGCAAGCCGGTAGAAGTGCCCTGCATTTCCTTGTCCACACTCCGGGCTGCGTCCATGTTTCCGGCTTCCCGGACGCGGTGTGCCTCCGTGCGGGCAATCCGCATGGCGTTCTTGTAAGGGCCGTTTTCCTTATCCAGCGCAACGCTGATTTTCCGGGCAACAGTGGCGTAGCGGTCGCCATTCATCAGTCCGACCGCCACGGCCTGCTTAATGTCGTACACGATGTCCCGGTGGTTCTTTTCGAGCGCCACTTCCATGATCGGGTTCTTGACGACCTTCATGATCTGCTCCGGTGTGATTGCCACAGCATTGGAAAAAACATCGTCAATGCCCGCTCCGGCCAGAACCTTATCCACGCCCTCGACCATGCTCTTGTAGCTCAACTCGTAAGTATCATTTACAAGTTGGTGCAGCTCCTTTGCAACCTTCGGCGTGGCGACGGATATGCGGCTTTCGATTTCCTCAAGGAAGCGAGCGTCATATCCCGCCTTTTGAAGGTCGGCATAGGAGAGAGAGCCGTCGCCCGCCGCATACTGCTCATGCACACTGGCAATGTATGTTTTCAGGCTCTTGAGCAGCTCCTTGAACTCCTTGCGAATGGCTTTCTCTGCGCCCGCCTCCCGGTGCTCGGCGATACGGCGTGCTTGCGCCAGATAGTATTCAAGGTCTCTTGCCATGCCGTATCACCTCCTTTCCGTGAGAATGGAAATACCCTTTATAACCGTTCGGGATCAGCGCTTTGGGTAACTCTAGCCCTCTTTAGTTAACTAACTTCCAAGAACTCTATAATTTGTTTTGCAATCGTAGTCATTCCTTCGTCCGTTGGATGAGAATGTGCCAATGCAATATCTGTGATTTCACATACACCAATTTCATAATTGGAACAAATTTCATGCACGGATTCCTTGATGTTACTCAAAGATGAATTTAACATAAATATTATTTTTGCCCCGATATGTTTGTGCTTTAATTTGTCTAGTAGATAAGCAAGCGCAGGTCGGAAATAAATAAAATCTGATTCCGAAAAGTCGGAATACTTGTATTCTCCCAAAAAATCATCTCGTTTTGTATCACCAGCAACCCAGCTATCGTTTGTTCCACCATAAATCAAAATTAATTGTGGTGTTGTAATCAAATTCATGCGCTGAATGAATGAGGTCTCTTTTCCGTCGTCTAGTCCCTCTGAGTATGAATCATAAGCTATAGTTGAGCCACTCCACGAGTTATTTTCTAGCAAACGACTATTATAAGTGTTTGCAAATTTATACCACCATGTTTGTTCTACATTTTCGACATCATTTGTATCATTCATATTATGGTCTGATGCAGGATACCATGTTGCAGCATTCGCGTTTGCCATATACCCTTTAAATGATGAATAACTGTCTCCGATAATTGAGAATGTCCCATAATGTTTTTGTTTTACAAGCTCTTTTGGCAGATACTGCATTGGAATGTGTGCGTATGGATCAGGTATCCATTTATTTTCAAGAATTATAATTTTATTTTTATTTGTATCATAATCGTAAGAACCATTAAAATAATAGAACATGATTCTCTTTGCATTTTTTCCGGTTGTTATCTTTACAACATCTACACCGCTATAATTTATAATAGACGAAAGCAAAATCGTATATGTTTCGCCATCGATAAACTCGTCAGTTTCACTTTCAGCTGCATTTTTTCTGTTTCTATCAGGGATATATATATAATAATCGGTATTTGGCTTGCATTTAAAAATCAAACTCCACACATTGCTAGTAGAGTTAACAACTCCATCATTATACGGAAGCCTCTGAACATTTTCTACATTCTCAGGTGCTCCAACATTTAATCCTTCAAAAAAAGTGGTTTTATGTGGTGTGATGGCTTCATCGGCAGTCGCTTTGGCTTCATCGGCAGTCGCTTTGGCTTCATCGGCAGTCGCTTTGACGGAATATGGTGCAACCGTTCCTATTAATTTTGCCATTTTTGTTCCAGAACCGTAGTTTGATATGATACAGTATTTTGCGTTTGCGTAAACATCAGAAGTAACATCAATATCAATTTCCGTAGAACCAGTGGATATGACGGATATATCTTTTAGATATTCTTTTTTACTAGAATAAAAAGCAATTTTAGCACCCGCTTCGGCAAGGTTAACATGTGCTATTATTCTATTTACGCCATCAATTGCATAAAATCCCGTATTTTGTGCAGAAGAAGATTCAGATATGAGCCCGTCAGTAGCTAGCACATATCCAGAATTTGTAAATTTTAGTTCTTTTTCCCCGATAGCAGCTTTGCCTATTTTGTAACCTAAATCTTCCTTTAGCTGCTCAGTTTCCAATGCATTCGCCGCAATCTGCCTATCCATCGCATTCAACTGCAATGCGTACAGTGTCTCACCGCTCTTGAAATTCTGCTTTGCGTATGCCATACCTATTTCCTCCTAAAGTATCTCATCAAGCCTCAAGCCAGCACAGACTTATCAAGAACAGCATGGCCTATGACTGCTGTTTTATCATCTGCCTGCGGGTTTTCAACAGTGCCTCCGAAGCGATTGATTACCGCTCCATCTTTTTCAAGGATTACAAGTACATCAAGATTCAAGTCTGCTCCTCCTTGTCGTCCTCGTCATCATCAACAAGCGAAGGAACCTGTATATCGCCCTTTTCTTCCTCAATCTGCTGCATGACATACTCAACATCATCCACACAGGACAGGGCAATCTCATACGCCACGCGCTTAGGCAGCCCGGCGGCGATAAGCTGCTGCGTTGCCTGTGCCTCGCTCAGCAGGTCGAGCGGGAAGTTGCGCTTGAAGTTCATCACGCACTGGAGCGGGTCAATCTTGATCTGTTTCTTGGCCCATATATTCGCCAGCAGCTTGAACATGTACGCGCCTGCCGAAATCATCTTGGCCTCGAACATGCCGCACTTCGTCTCCAGCCCCGTCAGCTTGAATTTAAGGCTTATGCCGCTCGCAGTGCCGAATACTTCATCGCTCATGTCGGGCGTCTTGGAGAAGCGGTAAATGTTCTCCTGAAGCCGGTCCAGATGGTGCTCGATGAATCCGTCGTTTATGTCCTTGGTGAGGAAGTACACCTTGCCGTCAGTGCCGCCGGTGAAGAACTGGATGGCACCGCTGGCCTGCGCCTTGCGGAACTCGTCTTCACTCAGATTTACGTTCTCGAACACCATATACGCATTGGCAAAGCTGTCAATCTCGTTGTTGGCGTCCGACAGCGCCCGGTCGTAGGCGTCAATCAGCTCCAGCACCTTCTCGGCGTCGCCCATCATCTCGCGGTTGTTGGGTATGCCTTGCAGCGGGCAGCAGCCGAAAAGGTTAGTCTGCCACCCGATAATGTGCAAGTCGCCCTCAAAGCCCTCGGCGTAGTAGATATACTCGTCGTCGTAGAACTCGGCCTTGACTATCTGGGTATCGTTGATGTCCGTAACGACGTAATAGCGCAGCCCGTAGGTGGGCTGAGTAATGTCGCGCGTCTTTGATAGTATGATAGTCTCGTTAGGGGGCACGACCATCACGCGCTCGTCGCCGTCCGGGTCGATATAGAACAGCCGACCGCAGTAGCCGCATATCGCCGCATACTTGGTGCATTCCATGTCGCAATCATAAATATTCGTGCGCGTGGTAAAATCTGTAATGGCCTTGGTCGCCTGCTCGCGGGCCGCGCGCATTTCTTCATAGCTGTCGCCCGCGTCGCCGGTCGTCTCCATCGCCTCGTGCGTATCAGCGTATGAGTAGGCGATAGGGTTGCCCGCGAAATAGCCGGTTTTGAAATCCACGATTTCGGAAAAGAAGTCGTTGTTAATCGTGTGATTGATGATGTCTGTCTTGTCGCCACCATCGGTAAAGCGCGGCTCACGGTTGAAAATCGGCACATGCTCGGCCAACGCTTCATACCGATCTATCAGGCTCCTATTATAATCGGCGTTCTTCTTGTGCTTCTTGATTATGCGGTTGAGCAGCTTGTCGGTAATACCGCCCTTTTCAATGGCCTCTATCTCGGCCGAAAATTCAGGATACTTTTCGTTTTTTCTTCGTACAGCATGATTTTCCATTGATGGACCTCCAACAAAAAAAGACACCTGTCAAGGTGTCTCAACGGCCCTGTCAACGGGCCATTTCAGTTTATTTATCCGTTGCTTCAGCTTATCATAGCCAACGCCAGACATTTCGGACAACTCGGCAAGCGTGTACTTTCTGCCATTATATTCGCAGTAACGGTTGCTTCGGCGGTTGTTACACTGTCTTTGCATCGTAACCCATCGGCAGTTCGTCGGATTATAATTGCCGTTGTTATCGATGCGGTCAAGTGTCAATTCGTCCGCATACCCGTTTGCCATAGCCCAGTCATAGAACGCTTGAAAACTGGTGTTCCATTCCGAACAAACTGAAATGCCACGCCCGCCATAATCATTGTAGTGCTTGTCATTCTGATTTGAACACCGCCGACGCATGAGCAACCACACGTTATACAGCGATGTATGCTTCATGCCATGCTTTGTGGCCACTTTGCGCATTGCATCGACGCGGCTACACCCGCAGCTTTGTGTGTGGCCACTTTTCAGATTGGATGTCGTGACGGTTGTCTCCGTCCCGCAATCGCATTTGCAAAGCCATAGTGGTTTCCCCTGACTGCTGTTTTTCTCATACCGGCGAAGCACCGTCAGCCGCCCGAACCTCTGCCCGGTCAAATCAACACGCCTCATCTTTGACCTCCGCTTTATCGTCTGCGCAAAGCGTCTTTACAAATCCCAGCATCAGCCGAAGCGTGCACTCGTCCATCTTGTCGATATACCGTACCAGTTCCATTCTAACTTCCTTCATAGCCGTACCTCCTTGCGGTAGTTGATGGCTATATTGTAGTATATCTGCGCAAATATATCTATTGACAGATTCGCAGAATCTATCTGCGCAAATATGTGCAATACGTCTATATGCACAGATATACAAATGTGCTATAATCCCAATGAAGGAGGTGCTTAGATGGCTACAAGCAAAGCCCAGCAAAAGGCGGTCAACAAATACATGGCCGCAAATTACGACCGAATCAACCTGACCGTGCCGAAAGGGAAGAAGGAAACCATCAGTAACGCGGCGCAGCAAGCAGGGCAATCGGTTAACGCCTACATCAACCAAGCTATCGACGAACGCATGAAGAAGGACAGCTCTCAATGAGCGTCCTTTATTTATTTCCCTTCCCGCCACCCTTCTTCACGTCGGGGAGCTTGCGGTCGAACAGTACAGCGCCGTCCAGCAGCCGCACAGTCAGCCCGCAGCGCTGGCAGACGCGCACATCGTTAATCGTTTTCCATATATGCCTGCACATCTAAATCCTCCTCGCCGCCTTAACCGCGGTGTTGGCCTTGCGCCAGCTCTCCACGCCATACCGCAGCGCGGCCATAGCGTCGTCCATGACCGGCACGGGCTCGTCCAGATACTCGCCGCTCTGCTCGTCCTTTTTCCATTTCCATTGCTGCATCTCTTTTATCACGTTCACGCAATGGGGATGGACGTATATCCGATGCTGCTTGAGCCAGTCTATTTGAGCCTTAACAGACCCCGCAGAGCCGCCCTTGTTTACGGCCAGCGCCTTGCGAAAGCCCGCCTTTTGCATCATGAGAATGCGGTCAGGTTCAGCGCTGTCGCACCAGATAATGCGGTTCGTCGGAATGCCCTTCTTTAAGGCGATTTCAATTATCTCGTTGGTGTCCTTCTCGTGCTCGTAAACCTCGTCGAGCACATATATATCGTCGTCCTTAATCCCCAGTAGCAGAATGGCCGTGGCGTGGTTGAAACCGAAGTCCATGCCAAGGGAGATGTCGTCATAGTCATTAAGGCTCTGCGATATGTCCTTTACTTCCCAGTTATGCAAGATCAGGCCGCCGATTTCGCCCCATTCGCCGAGGCCGTATATGCGATAGCCCTCTGGGTCTACCAGCTTCCTGCGCTCCATGCGTGCCCTGTAAGCGTCATCGACGAACCGGTTCATCAGGTAGGTCGAGTGGTGGGTGAGCACATTCGGGTCGGGTATGTCGAAGAAAATCTTCTTTATCCAGTGCGTCGCCGAAACCGGGTTGAAGGTCATGCGTATCTGATAGAACTGGCCTTCGGGCAAGTCGCCGCGCAGACGGTCGTCTATAATCTCAAGGTCGGCCTGCGTGAACTCGGTTGCTTCTTCCAGCCATACGTCGGTCAGTTTGCCGCGCTGGAACGTAATAGACTTGAGCTTCTCACGCTGCTTATCGTCGTTGGCACCGCGGAATATAATCTTGTTGCCGTTATGCAGGCAGGTGAGGGAGAGTGGCGACTGCGTTATGCGCCAGTACCGCTCGGCATTGCTGCCGAACATCCGATACACCGCGCCGGTCAGCTCGGCAAAGGTGCTGTCGCGGTTAGTGATGTCCGACTTGCGCATGGCAACCAGATTGCGCCCCTTGTCCCGCATCAGCCGCAGGATGTAATTCTGAGCCGTGTCAACGCTCTTGCCACTGCCCGCGCTGCCTTTCATGACGATATAGCGCTTATGAGAATGGTCTACCTCGCGGAAGCAAGGGTTTGCCTGTACATTGAGGTTCATTCAGCACCATCCCTATACAGGCATCTGATTCCACGGAACATGATCCCATTAAAAACAAACTCGTGGTAAATACATTCAGGGCAGCGATAGCCGTTGTTTTTGCAAAATCTATGCTTTCTGATTTTATGGATAAGCATTCTAACCATTTTCGTCGCCATAGTCCACATGAATATTCAGCTCCATATCCGTGTCGGTCTCGACCTTCTCGGTAAACAGGGCATAGCGTTTGCCCAGCAGCTCGGCGGCCTTGAGCCGTTCCTTTTCGTCTGGCGCTTTCTGCATGGTGCGAGCCTCGGAACAGCCTTCGCCCACGCCTTCCACCACAACGACCTCGGCGTGCGATTCGCCGCGCATTACCGCGGTAAGATAGCGCAGCACCTCGTCCTGGCTTGCTATGAGTTCGGCTTCCTTTTCGGCCATTCGCTTTGCAATCATGTCCCGAATTGTAGTATTTTGTAGTAGTTTTGATGCATTTGTATTTGCATACTTTGGTGTATAACCCGCCCGAATAGCGGCCTGTGTCGCATTCAGGTCGATAAGATATTCATCAACAAAACGCTGCTGCTTTGCCGTCAACTTCGCCATCCTGCATTTCTGTTCATTTTATCTTTTTTACTTATCCTTCTCATGATACTGTCGCCATCCTGCAACACTCCCTTCGTTTATCGCTTGGTTTTTTCGTCTATCGCTTGGTCTTTTCATCCATAATCATAGGCGTGCAATTATTCCATGCAACTCGGTGATGCGGCCTCTTATGCCTTCCGATTTCGATAACCTTCACGCATTGAGGTGAGAACAGCACCGAATAGAATGACTTGAGGTATGTCCCTTTGTCGAGATATACATCGCTCATCCCGCCCGCATTGCTTTGTGTGTCCAACTGGTCGAACTGAACGTCGGCAACGGATAAAATAAGTTCACCCTGATTGCCCAGAAGCGTGTAAGTGTTCACGTCCTCGTTTATCCGTCCAACAAACTTGAATGGCTTGTTGACGTCGCAGAAGAACGTGTTCATGGCCTTGCGCTTGGTTCGATTCTTCCAGAACGCATTGCCCAGTCCACCAATGAAATCTCCGCCTTGCGAAAATGCCACGGTAAGCGCGCCACTGTCCGTCAGAAAATCAACCATTGCGTCAAACACATAATCCAGATCGGACACGAGCTTTGATTTCAGCTTCCCATCTTCTTCATATCTGGTACGAAACGCAGTATAGTCGTCGTCCAGCTCCAGAAAATAGCGCAGCCCTAATCGCTTGGCAATATCAAAGCAAGCATTGCGCGCATATACAACTGTGCGCCGGTCGTCTGATAAGTCCGCTTGGTCAAATGTCTTGGCTACTGCTGCCTTGTCAAAGACGATTACGTTTTCCTCGCCGAACTCATCCATGTACTCGTTGATTGTTGCGTCCTCATTGTCCAACACAAGAAACCACTTGCCGCTGTACCCCTGTTTTACCAGCGTCTTGTATGTCTTGACGTTGTGCGGACGACCATGAGAGAGTATGAAAACTGCAAAATCGTCACGCATCGGCATCAGTCATTGCATCAATACGCCTTGAGAATCGCGCATATCCATTCTCAATCGCGTTGTCGTAATCAATGATAACCAGCGCCGACTTTTCCATAAGCTCTTGCATCTCTTTGGTAGCGTGTGCGTAATATTCCGCAATCTTCTGATAGTTAAAGGCAAGATGTCGGTAGGTCGCTTTGATAAGAAAACGCCGTTCATCCCAGCTAACCTTTGAAAGGATAATATCCGTTAGAAGCTCATGAGTTTTCCTTTCGTCAATCAGTTCTGACAGCTTCGGCTTTTTCCCGGTAGGCTTGTAGTGGATAATGTCCAGCTTTTGCGTGTATTTTTCCTTTTGAGGATTTCCGTCCATGTGTTTCACTCTTTCACTCGGATTTCCTCTTTGCCCGCATGAAAAAAGCGCCCGGCCAATTGGCCAGACGCTCGCGCTTTTTTAACTGATTACATTATACAACGGGAACAGGGTGACATGGTATGACATGTTTGCGCTTTTCCCGATTTTCAGCCGGTTTTCTGCTCGGACGGGAACAGCTTGTCCATAATCCCGCGGTGCAGGCGCAGCAGGTGCCGCGTCGAGTAGTTGGTCTCCTGCCATATCTGCTCCCAGATCATGCCGTCTATGTAGTAGTAACGCATGATACGCTTTTCCAGCGGATTGAGCTGCTCAATCATGCGCTCAAACTCGGCTTGCAGGGCGAGCGTGCCGTTAAGCTCGGCTCGATACCGCGCTATCAGCGCATCCATTTGCGCCGCCTGTTCAGGCATAATGTCGCCCCGGCTGGAGGATTGCACACGCTCTGAGCCATATGCTGTAATGCGGGGGGATAGCCTCCGCGATTCCAGCGCCGCGATTTCCTCCCGCAGATGAGCGATGTTCTTCAGCCCTCCGCGGAGTTTATATAAATCTTCTCGTTCCATGTACATTCCTCCCGTTTTGATAATCTGCTAGAATGGCAGTTCGTCGTCGTTCACTTCGGTAAAACCGTTCGCCGCGGAAAATGCAGGCGGTGCAACCGCGCCGCTCCCACTGCTGCCGGGCATGTCAGACATCCGCCGATGCCCATACGCTGCCGAAGCGTGCGTAGGCGCTGCCGAGGTCGCCGGAGCGCCCCCCGCGTTTTGCGGTGATAAAAACTCCACGCTGTCGGCAATGACGTCAACAGCCGTGCGCTTGGAGCCGTCCTGCGCATCATAGATGCGTATCTGAATCGAACCCTCGACGCAGACTTTACTCCCCTTGGACAGATACTTCATGCACAAATCGCCGAGCTGACGCCATGCGGTAACGTTGAAGTAATCGACTTCATGATTGCCATCGGCGTTTGTGCGGCGACGGTTCACCGCGATGGAGAACGCGCAGCAGGTTATGCCGCTGGTCGTGGTGCGCGTTTCCGGGTCGCGGGTAAGGTTTCCAATCAGGATTACTTTATTCATGCCCTCACTCCTTGTACGGCTCGTTCCAGCACTTTTCACAACTGCTCATGCGTAGACAATCATACGATGCTCCAAAAACATTATTCTTGCAAATCAGCGTCGTATTCCCGTCTAGTATTGTAGCTTTCGGAAACTTTTCGAGGAAAACGTCCTTATACGTTTTTTGCGGATGTTCTTGTACCCACTCGCGCAGCACTGCTAATTGCTCTGCTACCTTCTTAATTTCGTAGTCTTTAATAAGGCCTATTAAGCAAACTGTGTTTGCTGCTTTGTGAAGTGGACAGCCTTCGCAGTTAGTGCCGTTGCACATCCGCTTACTCATTTCATAGATCGTTTCAGGCATTGCTTTCACGCCTCCCTTGTAGGTAGTAGAGCCATATCAAATCCAGATTCGATAAAGCGCAGCGTTTTTTGATGATTGCAGCAGTTCCCAAGGTAGGTGTATATCTCGACAAAATCTTCATGAGAAAATGCTGTTCCAAGATATTGATTAATCCCGCTCTGCACAAATTGCTGAAATCTCTGGTTGAGTTTATTGGTTCTATACGGCTGCCCTTTGGTGGCCGCATATGAAAGCCATTCCAGCACCTTGCACTTAACGTCATTCTCGCTTTCACAATCGGTGAGACGGAAAGTGGCACTGGACGTCAAAAGTGCGATAAAGTCTCCATTCTGGTTGATGAAACTGCCTGAGAAGCACCTTAACAGGCGCATGGCATCTGTCCACATGTCGTACTTTACCGACGCTGCCTCGACTTCATCTACTGCGGCCATCGCATCGGCAATCTGGCAAGCACTGCACCTTACCCCGTTGTAGTTGTCGCAACCATTGCAGTACGCCTTTATCCTGTCAATCGCTGCCTTACGGCTAATTAGATCATCATCTTGATACAGTATTTCAGCCATTTATCGCACCACCTTATTCACATACTCATTCCACGCTTTCGCAGCGCGCCTCTTCCCAATGCGTTCCGGCCCATAGCGGTTGCACTTGTCGCACACGACGCTGTAATGTTGGAATATAATGTGCCTTGGTATCACCTGCCGCGCCCACATTAATCTCCTGTTCGTGCCGCATATCGGGCATGGTTTCACGCTGTACTTTCGCTTATCAGATAATCTCATCGCCGCGAACTCCCTTCATTGCTTCTGAACATAGTGCATATCTTCATCCCGCGCGTGATATACGTGCGGCGCTTAATCTGGCACTCTCCGGTTTGGGCATACCATACATACGGCCAGCGCGCCCATCGGCAGTCGGCACAGGTGCGGTGGCTGGGCGGGTCGCGCGGGGCAGTGGATTGCTTAGATTTCATCGGTGCTCGTCCTCCTAAAGCGTGCAATTGAACGGTACATACTCATCAGCACATCCTTTTGTAATCATTAATCCACTTGCGAACAGTAGCAGCGTCTCTGTCAAACCCGCGTGCTATTGCCGCTGCTGGCAAGCCAATATCGCAGTGCAGCGCGATTGCCAGCTTTCGCTCGGGCGGCGTTGCAAGCGGGGTCTTTTCCATGCCGCGTGCCATGTACGCCGCACGGGCTTTTTTAACATGCTCATTAAACACTCTGTTGGCTTTGTCTCCCAGTCTGGGACTGCATTGCGCGCATACTATATCGCGCATGGTTTCCTCGTCAACGCCATACTCCCGCGCAACCTCGGCCATTGTGGCCGAGGAGCGGCAGAATTTAATACATGCTTCCCGTGGTGTCATGCTGTGTCCTCCTTTTACAAGTCAAAGATGGATAGCTGCTCCGGTTTGGATTGCCGCCTCTTTCCCTGCTTTGCCGCCGCAGGAGCGGCCTGTATGGGCTTGCCCAGCATGTGCTCAAGCATGGCAATGGCGCGGCGGTGCTCCCATACATCGCGGAAGAACATCGGCGTGCACCATGTTGAGGGTTTGCCGTCGCCGAATAACGCCGAGCCGGTCATCGGGTCGGTAAGTGTATCGCCAACGTGAACGTACCCCGGGCAGCCCAGTAATGATAGCTGTATGTAGCACATCATCGCGACGGTGCCGTCCAAGTCCTGCCCAACAAACAAGGCAGAAGTCTGGTAGTTGATGTCCAGACGCCTGAGTGTATTGGCAGCGGAGACAAGCGTGGCACCTGCGCCACATGCCGGGTCGTTTATGCTGATGTACCCTTGCTTGTCAACCATCTCCCGCGCGCGACGGCCATCGATTGTGGCTTCAGACATGCAGCGGCATATATCGTAGGGCGTGAAGAATTGCCCCGCGTTGCTGTTGCCCAGCTCCAAAGTCATGTAAAGCTCGCCAAGGAAGTCCTGGTCGGGATTCTCGTCCATGCTCTCTACTATCAGGTTGAACAACTCCGGGAAAAGCTGCTGCTCATCCTTGTTGTACTGGCCGATAATCCGCATATATTGCGCTTCCCGCTCATCGAAAAACCGCTTATCAACCGCGTTGGCTATTGAGCAGGCAATTGCCGAAACCAAATCCGCCCATACACTCCCGCGCTGGCGGGTGCGGCAGAGCTGGTTGAACCCTGCCGCAAAGGCCTTTTTTGCGTCCGCCATTTGTACCCCTCCAATATGGTGCTCACTTAGCCCTGCTTGGACCGATTGATAAACTTCACCTCGCCGCCGCGCCCTTCAAAGCTCTGCGCGAACCGCTCGGCAGCCGCGGCGGGGGAATGGCGTCCGGCCTCGTAGCCGTCGCGGTAGCCGCGCTCGTGGGCAAGCCGCTCGCGGTAGTCCTCCCTCTGGCGCTCGGCCTCGCGCGCCGCGTTCAGCAGCCGGTCGGAGTAGTGCACCTCGCTGGTAAGCCGCTTCTCGCCGCGCTGCCTCTCGGCGTCAACCGCGTTGCGTGTGCAAACGTTTGAGTAAACCATGAGGCCGACGCCCGCGGCCAGCCCAGCCGCGAAAAATACAACGTTTATCATTTCTGCGCTCTCCTTATCATCTGTAATCTCGTCCGCTTGCCCTGTCTCGTATCTCGATACGGGCAAGCAGTTCAAACCCTGCTTGCTCAATCACTTTCTTTAGCTTGCTTATCAGTACGCTCGCGCGATAATCCGGTTCTTCACTGTGTGCCTGTGTAATCGCGCGGTGCGCCGTCGGATCGGCATAGTGCTCGGGGTTTCGGTAATCAATGCTCATGCCTTCGCCTCCAGCTCCATGTAATCCGTTATCGCCTTCACGGCCTCGTCGAACCCACGGCACACGACACACTTGTTGCCGTTTGCCTCGGCCTTGCGCATGAATACCTTTTGTGCCGGGGAAACCCTGCCGCCCTTGACCCTCTTCATCTCGATGTACAGTGAGTGGAAACCGCCGCGGGCGACGGGCAGGTGTATGTCCGGTACACCCGCCTTGACGCCCTCCAGCTTCAGCCGCGCCGCCTCGGCCTTGTTGCGGCTCCCGCCGTTTGGTATGTGGTGGAGCAGGCTTAACTCCGGCCATTTGCCCTCGCGCAGTGCAGCCCACTCAAATAGCGCCCGCTGTTCCGCACTCTCAGTGCGCACTTCCAGTGCCATATTACGCCCCCTCATAGCTCAGTTATCCCGTTCAGACGGTAGTTGCGCGTGCTGTCGTGCTTGATGTTGATGCAGTACCCGCCGCGCTTGGATAGTTCCGCGATGCGCCCCGCAATGGCCTCGTCTATGTCGGCCAGCTCGCTTATCGTGCGCTCTGTGCTGATTATCGTGGTAAGCGATGGGTTATTGTAGCGGTAGTTGAGTATCTCAAAGGCGGCGTTGACGTCCGCCGCAGTCGGTGCCTTCGGGCGGCCCAGCTCGTCCTTGCCGGTCTTGAACAGGTCGTCTATGTAAAGCACGTCGGTTTCCTTTAGCTCCTTAATCGCCGTCTCGTACACCTCTGCATCGGTGATCTGAGCTTTGAGGAAGGTTATCTCATCCCGCCACAGCATGTAGCGCACCGCCTGCCCCTGCCTTAGAAGCTGAACCGCAATGGCCGTGCAGAGGTGGGTCTTTCCGGCTCCGCTCTGGCCGCCGATGAAGAACCACCGGCGTTCAGGGTCGGAGCAGAACCGAACTGCCGCCTCTTTCATGCCCGCCTGCCACGGCTCTTTTGCCTCATACATCTCAAACGAGTATTTCTTCACGGCGTCCTTGAGCCCGGAGCGCTCAAGTCTGCGTATGGCGCTGCGCACCTTCTGGCACTTGCATGGCCGGAGCGCTTCCGCCCAGTAACCGTACATCTCGTTGTAAATCAGTACGGCGACGGAACCCTTATTGTGGCACGCCTCGCAGGTGTAGCCGTCCTCCTTGTCCAGTTCGCCCACAGACGCATTGTACATATCGACTTTGCGCTGCTCGTATTCTTTGGGGCTTAACGCCTCAAATCCATGTTCCAAGCCGGGGGTCGCCTTCTGCATACCCTCCAGCAGTGCCGCCATTCGTTCCACCTGCTTTCGCCTCCTTATCTTTATCCTTCTTAGCCCAAGCTCGTATCGTAGCCAAGTGGTTCTTGTATTTCGCGCCTTTACTTGCCATATACTCTGAGAGCCGTTCTATACGTTGCTCCCAGTCTGCGGGGAACTCCGCTTTGAGCTTGCCCATGTCCTCGTCGCTCAGCAGTACGTTTTCATACTGCCCGTATTTATGGCGGGGGGATTTCCCCGAAGCGGGAGCGGAGGAGGTGTCTATCTCTCTCTCTTTCTTTCTCTCTAACTTTTTCTCTATCTCTATCTCTTTCTCTGGTGTACAAATGTACGGAGTATATTGCACAGGAGACATTCCCGAAGCGTTAGCAGAGGGAACGTACTCTCTCTGTTTTATAGTCTCTGAAGTAATCTCTGTAGTAATCTCTGGTATTGTTTTTTCATTTTGTGCGTTTTGATTTTTCAAATCAGAACTTCGATTTTCTAAAATAGAAAAGCATTTTCTATTTTGAACTGTTCCATTTTCTATTTTGAAAAATGGAGCTTCTGTTTTGTAACCTTCGAGCGTGTAACCCTTCCCGGCCAGCGCCTGCACGACCTCGACCAAGTTTACCCGATATTGCTTTGTCCTGTCCCAGCGATACTTGGGATTGCTGCGTTCGCTTATAAAGCCCATATCAATAAGCGCCCAGTCGGATATTACCTCCGTCAAC